GGGGGGTGGGGGGGGGCTAAAAGTCCCCCGGTACCATCTGAAGTCCCCCGGTACCATCCCCGCCCCTACCCGTACACTATGCGAAACTACTCTTCCTCTTCCTCTTCGCCGCTGATCACCTCGATGGGGTAATCGGACTCGATGAAGTAGTTAGCCAACTCGTACACATAGCTCTCTGCTACCGACTCAACCGCAGCGCCGATCTCTTCCAGCAACTCCGACAGAGAAAGACCCTTAAGCTCTTGCGCGAGCCGCTCTGTGAACTCCAGGTCATCGAAGTCGCCCGCGATGCGGTCATATACCAGCATAACGAACTCATCGAAGATTTTGCGCTCAGGGGTGTCCCACTTGTACCCGCTGAAGTCCACCAGAGCGATCTCCGTGACACCGATACCCAGGCCCAGGGCATGGGCTTCCAGGGCTTCCAGGGTACCCTCGCTGATGGCCTCGATCTCATCTTCGGCGTAACCCGCCCGCACCAGGGCCTCGCCGACCGTGCACTCTCGCAGGTCCCAATCCAGGGACTCTGCGAGAGTGTCCAGACCGATGGGAATCCAGCCCACGTCGATCCGTTCGGTGACCCGGTCGAACGGGTTGCCCGCGTCGATCCGGATGTCGATAGTATCCATGTACTGCACCACGTTCACCGCAAGACCCTGCGGGAAATTGACCGTCTCGCCGTTGGCCTCGATGACCATAGGCTTATCAGTCCAGAACAACCGCCCAGTGTGATAAATCGTAAACATCTCTAATCTCCTTATGTAAACTAGTCTCTGTCTGACAACGTTAATTCAGCAATCCACAGCCAGTCCACTTCACCCAGCGGGATGTCCAGAAAGTCGCCCAGCATGGTTCCCACAGCAATGCTCTCGATGGCCTCGATCTGCGGGGCCAGGGCCTCATCGAAATAAGATTCTAGCCACTCAGCAAAGTCATCGGCGGTGTACTCTTTGGCACCCCACCACTGATCCTCGAACTCTTCCAGCAACTCACTTTCATCGTTCCACAATCCGATCAACCACGTTTCCCTATTAGGAGCCCCGTTATAGCTCATTGCACACAATCCTCGACCGGCAACCATCCATAGTCACCAGCCACCCTGACCGCCGTATCGAAAACGCTATCAGCGGTGCTACCGAAATCCTCGTGACTCACCCCAATCGCTTCCCATATCTCGACCGCCTTGAGTAGCCCAAACCCCTTAAGGGAGCTAGTCATGACGACCCGGCGACGGCACTCGCCACCACCACGGGGAAAAATCTCCACCTCGACCTGACCGCTGCGGGCAGAAACGACGACTTCTTCGTCACCCCGGAAAACACTGCCAACTCTCAAAATTCTGTTATCCATTGCTACCACTCCTACAAATTGACTATCAATTAACTACAATCAGTATACACCCCCTATAGACAATTGTCAACCCCCTACAACCTTAAATTATTACACCGATGTCGGCGGCGAATTCTTTCACCACCACCCCGGCCCGCCCCTCGCCCAGGAGCGCCGCAAGGTGCTCGCGGAGCCGCCCTAGGTTTTCCAGGTTGTACTGCGGCTTACGCCCGCCGTAATCTGCCCGCAGTTGCTCGAAGGTCTTACCCGTAACATTGATAACAGTCTGCGTGCTCTTCCCATAATCCGGCATTATTTACCATCCTCGCGGCATTGCCGCTATTTACAAATAAACTCGCCAATAGCTTGAACCTGATCCTGCCCGACTACCATATGGGTTAGGAAGTCATTTAGGGGATCGCAATCAATCGTCAGCCACGTCAAGTAGTCCAGGTATGGCCTACCGAATACAATCAGCGCCACGCCCATCAGCAACACTAGGGCGATAAAGATCACGGTCTTGCTGTTAGGTGACAACCCGCGACTCATTGCTCATCATCTCCCTATCGTCCACGCCCAGCCAATATAACCCAGCCTCGCCATCGTCGGCATCATCAGGAAGAGGGAGCCCATCTAGGCCCATCCTATAAAATGGGTCACCCTCGATCTCGGATTGCATGATCTCCAAGGCATTGAGCATCATCTCCCAGGGCCTAGGCGTAATAGACATACCAGTTATCCTCATCGGGCCAGAATTCGGGAAACTCTCGCTCAATTGTCCCGTAAAGATCGCCATAGGTTTGCACCTCGCGATCCTCATCCCCATCCGCCACTTCCCAGGAGCCGTCCCTGCGTTCACTCTCGATAGCCAGGTTGTATGCTTCGCCCCTGAGCCATGCCGCGTATGTTTCGACCTCGACGATCATGGCTTGAACCGCTTGATTGAAAACCGGTTCGCCCAAGTCACCTGACCCCAACTGGAACCACTCGCGGATCGCTTCCTCGCCCGCATGGTAACACCCTATGTAAGCGCTATCCCATGCCTCATGGTGCCAAAAACGCCGGGGGCCGCCCTCGACCCGGATGTCCACGCCAGAATGGTCATAAAGATAAACCGCCAGCGATACACCATCCGGGTGATCCTCGTTGAACTCTTCTTCGCCATCCACCGGTTCGCCAATGCCATAGCGGTTGTGAGCCCGACGACCGACATAAAACTCGCCCAGGTTATCCCACTGGCGCGGGTCACTCCACTCACCCCAAGCCTGACTGATAGCCAGTCTTTTTCGCCCGGTATACTCGCCCGCAAGGGCCTCAAATAGGGCTTTTTTGCTTTCTTCGCTCAGGTTACTCAGGTTGTCCACTATTCTCCCTTGCCCGTTACAATGCCACGGAGCCGGGCGCTCAAGTTAATCAATTACAATGACATTATAGTCAATCTATCATCCAATAGCAAGAGTTTTATATGGCACTCATATTCTACTAATGTTCAGCAGTGTAGCCCCGTTGCTCTTCCTTATTATACAAGTTCGGCAATATGAGCCAGGGTATAGAGGGCATTGACCTACCCCGCGCTATCCACTACTATACGAAGAGGATTATGCGAAAAGGACTATGCGAAACACCCACCCCTCTCCAGGGCCTCGACCGGAGCGACGGGACTATGCGAAGAGGGCCCTCTCGGTTCGAGCGAGCCATGCGAAACAGAACCCAAGAGGCAGCAGAGGGGACTATGCGAAGTGGGCCGCGATAGATGGGGGCAGAGGAATAGCTGAAGGTAGAGGCGGTCCTTGCGGCTACCATAATACAGAGGAACCCAGAGGCGGGCGCAGCGGGCGCAGCCGGGGGGCGACGAAAGGAGACGTGGCTGATGAACAGCGAAAAAATCGAAATGAGCGAGACCGAGAAGCTGGTCGGCAGCTTGTGGCCCGAGACGGCAAAGGAAATTCTACTGAGCCTGATCGATATGAGGGACGGGCTGATCCTTAGATTCGACCCGGAACGGCACCACAAGTACCACCTGGAGATGTTCGTAAGAGTGGCACCATTCAACACGAGGCCAAGATTCGCGGCTTCCGGGAAAACAGAGCACGAGGCGGTGGTCGAGGCCATCGATTCTATCCCGTACTTCCTGGCCCAAGCCCAGTTTCCCCAAGAGAACGTCGAGGGTTTTCTGAGACAGGCTACCAGGGGTTTCGAGGACAAGTGGTACGACCCGTTTTGGGCGCTGGCGAGGGACTATCGGGAACAGATGGGACAAGTCCAAGAGTGGCAAATAAGAAAACCCACCTGATTTGGTGGGTTTTTGTTGGACGCATGTGGGGCACAGGGGGGTCAAAAGTCCCGAGGTACCATCTGCGTCTCCCGTAAAAGTCCGGTGGTACCATACGGAAATGGGGAGAGAGAGGGGAGCGTGCGGCGAGGAGTGCGCCACTTGGGGAAGGGAACATCCCCTCTCTCTGGAATCCAATCCGAGATCATTATACCACTAATGCACACTGTAGCAATAGAATATCATGCCCAGCTAATATCTATCGGCTCGTACCCCGGTGGATCGTCGTCGCCGCGACCGTTGCCTATCCTCTGCTGGGCGATCACCACGCGGTCTACATAGTGGATGTACTTCGACTCCTTGTAGCAACTCAGAACGTAATCGTAGTCCGACGAGTAAACCGGCCCCCAGGCTGACCGGCAGCGCATGGCTAAATCGATAGACGCAACCACATTCTGCCCGCTGATCTGCCCCTTCACCGGGCGGCACTTCCAGAGGTCGCGAGGTGGCAGGGTCCCGTTAGTCGCAAAGGAACCCTTGACAAACGCCGACGACAAGGGGCCACCAGTCCAGGGGGACCTGATGTTTTCGACAATCTCCTGGGCCAGATAGTGTAGGGTATCCGGCGACACCAGGAGATCATCGTCGTCCACAACCCACACCCAGTCCCCCGTGGCCCTCTCGATAAGAGACGGGACCTGACTGTTGGCCCACTCCACCCCGCTACCCTCGTTGTCCGTCAACACAACGTGCTCGAAGCCCTTGTATGTCTGAGCATCCAGGCAGCGCAGCAGAACGTCAAACGATCTGGGTCGAGACGAGAGATGCCGAGTCACAATGGAGAAGATCGGGTCGCCCATCACCACCCCTTCGACTTTGCCAGTAGCTGCATTGCCGGGGGCGCGGGGGGCATAGGAAGTCCCCCGTCCTCGTCGATGGTGACCGCCTCGGTAAACCACCCATCAGTCAGGTTCTCCCAGCGAACATAGCCCAGGTCCGGCGCTAGGTACCAGCGCTCGAACGGGCGGTGCTTCCAGTCGCTACCCTCTACGACGTATACGACGGGAATGACCTCGCCGCCAAACGTCACGTTCTTGTCAACGCGAACCAGCTTCAGATACGTCGTTGCGTCGTACGCCAGGGAAGCCTTGCGAACAGGCGCTTCCTTGTAGTAAATGCTCACCGTCGCCCGGCTCTCGTACTCCTCACCCAGGGTCATCCAGGCTGGCATCCAGGCAGCGGGCAAGCTGGTCCCAACCGTCTCGAGCGAGTAGAACGTCTCGTTACCGTGCGACGTGTCACATAGGCGCATCACCCGGCTGCCATCGACCCACACCTGCTCCACATTGCCGTCCTTGATGATGCAGGGGTAAGCGCCGCGACCGATCCGAAGATCGACCAACTGCATGTTTTCCTGATGGTTTGGGTGCGGGCTGTTCGCGCTGTGGCGGAAGGATACAACCGGACCACGGGACACCGTTTCATCGGGCATCGGGCTAGGGAAGCAGGAGCCGATGTAATACTTGTCCCTGGCGTCAACGCGCTTGTAGTACAGCATCTCCAGGGCGTCGTCACCGTCTATCGGGTAGGAGTCGCCAAGCAGCTTGGGCTCCGGGCGCATGTCCCAGGGGTCGAGAATCACGAGATCGCTCGGCTTGCCGTTCGGCGGGAAGTCGCCGGTGTGACCGATGACCAGGACCCAGTGCTGCTCCTCTTGCGGGGTGGCTGGGTTGAAGTCCACGCGAACCGCAACGGGCGCAGGGCCACCCACCTCGACCCCGTAAAGGGAGTAGCGAATCAGCTTCCAGAAATCGGCGCTCGAGCGAGGACGCCAGCCCAGGTTGTCCACATCGTTGCCATAGGCAATGTCAAGGGCCCCGGGCAAGATGAAGTGCCCACTGAACGCCCCCTTGCCGACTAGCCGGTCGTGAAACTCCGGGAACGAAGCGGTTGACTCGAGGTCCCAGAAGTCAGCCATCATGTAGTAAACCAGCGCCAAGCACCCAAACTGACCGACTGTTTTCTCGCTACCCACGGTTCCGAGGCGCATGGTGGACCACGCCGGGTCGCGCTGACTGTAGCCGCTCACTTTCAGCATGTAGGCCCCGTCGATGGGATTGCCGGGAGTCTCTAGCTCACCGGAGCCGATGAAGGACACGTTCTGCCAATCACCCACCCTGGCCCAATACGCCCGGCGCACGCGGGACACCGGGTTCTCCGCCGCCTGGACAGCCACCTTGTGACCGTTGGGCTGGGTAATCCAACGCTCAGGCGAGACCGGCACCCACCCGTCACCGACAATCTTTTTCTGGAGTGCGGCATCATCATTCAGATTCAGCGCACGCAGCGCCATCGCCTGCTGCCACACGTAGCCCCGATCCAACGCAAAATCATCTTCCGCCATCTCGTAAACTCCTACACTCTTAATGAACCAGTTCGTGCTGATTCCCCAGCGACTCTCAAAGCGAATCGCCACCTTATTCAAATCCCCGGCATCGAACTCGCCGGAAACCTCAAACTCGTACGCCCCGTCGTACGTCTCGCCCACCGGCGCAAGCTCGCTCCGCCGATGGAGAACCATCTCGCGAGTTGCGATGACAGAGCCATTGACCTTTAGCTCCATCTTGGCCTGATAGGGATCGACGGTGCCGTAGTAGCGCTTGCCGTTCTCGACCGTGTAAGCCTCGAACCAGCCTCGTACGATTAGCTTTTGTCTTTTTCCATCCCGCAAAATCACGTTATCCTGGACCATTCTCGTCTGGAATGGCGCGTGAGAGCCGAACACCTTGTATGTTACCCCGCTGATCGGGTTGACGTAGGACTGCTCGTGGCTCGGCAACTGCCCCCGCCCCTTCACCGTCCACTCCGGGGGATCAAAGGAGTCGTCATCTTCCCACTCCAGTCGCCACTCGTTCATCTGTAGGTTTGTGGCGTCGATTTTGGTCCAGCCCTCGGTCCAGTCCCCGTTGCGAATCTGGTTCTTACTCGGGGGCTGCTCCGGCTCTGGTTCTGGCTCCGGCTCCGGTTCGGGATCGCCATCGGGGACCTCGTACTCCGCCTCCAGGTTCAGCTTGGCAATGTCGGGCAGCAGGGCGAGCCATGTTGACTGAAGGTTGCCCCACGTCGGGTCCAGAACCCAAAGGGCCATCCCGTGAACGTTGGGGTAGCTGTAGTACGCTGTCCACGCACTATTGAGATCGGCAACGATCTTCTCCTTCGGTGGCGCAGACCGTTCCGCATAGCCAAACTCGGAGAACAGCAGCGTGCACTTCCGCAGACCGGGCACCTTCGTCCACCGACCGATCAGGTCGTGATCAACGCCAGCCGTCACGCTCTCGATGATCCCGTCAATCATCAGCGGCGGATCGCCAAAGTCCAGAAGCGACGCCTTAAGGGTTGCCCCCGCCATAACCATTCCCCTGGCCTCGAGAACGGCTTTCACAAATTCCGCGCCATCGAGCGTGGTTACGCTCTCGACGGCAGATGTAAAGAGACCGACATCCAGGAGATATGAGCGCTTGACAAAATCGTAGGAACGCCCGGTCTCGGCGGCAACCGACACGATGACGTCATCGGTCAAGCTGTACTCGTGCAGGGAGACGGCAGCGGAAAATGGGCGCTCGGAGAGCTCTTCCAGCAGGCTCGCCATAACCGGGGCCTCCCACGCCGGGTAGTCGGGCGTGCCCGCGCTCCACCCGAACAGGGATACCCGCACCCCAAACTTGTGAGCCAACTCAAGCTGCCGGAAGGCATTCTTAGCCAGCCACTCCGAACGCTCCTGGTCCGGCTCGTTGTACACCCGGAAGTAACAGCGAGTGCGAACGAAATCCCAATCGCTCCCGAAGGCCCGCTTCCAGCGGTCCAGATGCCACGGGAAATCATCCTCGGCAGCCTGCTCCGGGTCCAGGTTGTAGTTGGGCACGTCCACAAAACGCCCCTCGTCGGCGTGAATCCCGGTAACCCGGAACTCCGCCGATACGTTATGGTCAACACCCAAAGACTGCGCCATCTTCAGGGCCTCGAGAATCGGACCGGCAGCATCGATACTGTGAACGGTGATGCGCCCGCCGTTACTCAAAACGGGACGCCAATACTTCTCGCCTACCCCAGTGGGCTTCGAGATACTGGTAAAAACATGTCCAATGTTCGGTCGAATTATCATTGCTCTCCTGCTACAGTTGCCACAGGGGGTTGAGACGCTGCCACCGCACCACCAGCCTTGGCTGGCCCGGGATAAACTCCGTCACGTAACCCTCGTTCTTTATATCGTCCCTCTCAACCCATCCTACCACAAAAACCTCTGGTAGTGTCACCCAACAAAGAACCGCTATATTTGCTCTAATGTCCGACAGGTCCGTGTGCACCGCGAGGTCTCGATACTTCCCCTTGCGACTTTTGACGTCAACCTTGGTGGTACCGTCGCCAATGACCGCATCGTGCCCGGGGTCGCCACCGGAGTAGAACCTGTTATCGTAGTCGCCGCCAGTCCAGCGGGCAAACGCGACTTCCCCGGCTACACCGGTGAGGTGAACGGCAAGGTCATTGCGATTCGAGTATTTTTTATTAGTCGCATTGACTTTCGCCTTTTGGCGACCCATCGCCGATTCCCTCAGGGTGACCATCTCCTCGTCGCTGAACCTCACCGTAAACAACCCGCCCATCACATGACGCTCCTTATGTACTCCTCGAACGCAACCGGACCGGCGAAGTTGTGGGAACTGAGTGGCTTCCCCGTCTTGCTGTCCGTCATCTTGACCTCTATCCAGTTCGGGGAACACTCGGAGACATAGAAGTTGTACCGTCCTGTGCCCACGGTGTCCCCCGCGTTAATCTCCTGGCCCATAACAACCACGGCTGCATTGACGTGGTGCGCCCACCCGGATGCTCTCTGCTTGAATGACATTTTACTCTCCGTAAACTAAGGCAAACTTCTCGCCCGCTGGCGCGGCGTGATCTATCTCGTAAAAGAAGGCGCTACCCGAGGCAAGTCCTTCCATCCGCTGTTTGTGGACCTGAACCACCATCAACCCATCGGTAACGTCGATGTACTGATCCTTGTAAAGCAGTCTCGTCCCAATGGGGTGCTCGGTCTTGGGCATACCCAGGCCAATGATGCGATCACTTCGCTGGCCTATGTTGCCGGTTTCCTGACCGGCCCAAAACCCGGCGACGCTAATGTTACCCTGAATCCCCTTCGCATACTCCTCTTTGCTCGTGCGCGTCTTGAGCGCCCACTCGTCATCTTGCTTGGCCTGAACAGCAAGGATGACCGGACAGTTGAACGTGGCCCCCATCCTGCGACACGTGTTGACGTCATTCGAGACCTGGATGCGGCGCTGGGAATCCATATCCCTCTGCCTCTTGACTGCCGGGTCAAACGGGAGCGCCTGAAGGTAGTCAACGAATATCGCCGCTAGCTTGTGCTTCTTGCCGTCCCACGCCCCGGTCGTCATAAGTCTCAGCGCATTCATGATGTTGGTGAGGGTGACTTCTTGATCGTCCTCGCCCAGCTTGGTGGCGATGTAGACGATTCTGCCCCGCCCCACGCTCTTCGCGGCAGTCAGGAGTGCACCCAGGTCGTACGCTCCCTCGTACACGATCTGAGGAACCCCCGTATTCGCCGCCGTCGCCAGTTGCCCCAGGGCCAGATGATCAACCGGGGTTTCCGTGTCAACCCAAACGATTAGCTCGTCCCGCCCCCGGGCCTCCAGGTAGTTCCCTAGGCGGTGAGCCCAGTCCCTTAGAAACAGGGACTTGCCGTTGTGGGACTTGGCTATGACAGATACGAGGTCCCCCGGCAGAAGGGGGCCAAAGTATCCCCCCATTCCCGGCAGTCCCATCGGGACCAAGCGATCCCGGGTGGCCTCGAGCGCCTTCACAAAGTCGAGCCCGATTACAGCTACAGTTGCGGGGTTGTGAATAATTCCAGACAGGTTGGGTAATGATTCGTCTCCATTCATGGGGGTAATTTTACCACAGTCGCCCGACCGGTGTACCCCGCTTTACCACCCGCTAATGTGAACCGTAGGTTAATCATGGTTGACAGCCCCGGGGAGCGACACAAGAATTTGGGTGGGCGGGCGGTGATCTTTTCTTCTCTTCATCTTCCATTGTGTTAACTGACAAGACAGCAGGGAAGAGACGATCCTAGGGTTGTTATTTATTCTTATTCTACTTAGTATACTGAGTATTCGGTATGTCATTATGATCCGTTGATTGTTAGCGGAGTGTTAGCGCGATGTATAATAGTTGACCGCCCCGACGCTCTGGTGTATAGTGTCATTATGAATGTATCGGACTATAAATCACAAGGAGAAACAGCAATGGATGTCGAAGTTCTTAGCGCAAGCGAGGTGGAGGCCCTGGTCGATGACCGACCGAAGGGAAAGTACAGCAAGTTGAAGCTGGCTATGGGGCAACTTGAAGTTGGTCAGGCTGTCAAGATTGCGGTCGAGAGCCGTGGCGACTTGAACCGGTTACGGCCCACCGCCTACGGTCACGCCAAGAATATCGGCATCACCGTCTCGATCCGCTCCCTGAGAGATGAGGGTGAGATTAGCGCCCTTGTCATCCGACAGGGCTGATGCTAGAATACCCATGCCTTAACGCAGCGACATGAGGTCTCCCTTCAAGCGAAAGCCCCGCCCACAAACGCGGGGTTTTCGTTTTCTATGGCCCAAATATCATTCTCAGAACAGACAGCAGGTAAGGCTCATCGTCCCCCTTGCGGGGCTTCGTGTGCTGGGGCATCACCCTGAACAGGCGGATGCCCTGGGCGGCGATGGCATTGTACTTCCTGATGTCCCCCTCGAATCCACTGGGATTGACATGCCTGCCGCCCACGTACACCCCGCCCTCCACCTCCAGGCCAGTCGCGTGCGATGACCAGTAGAAGTCGGTCTGGAATCTCCTGCCGGGGACCAGCATCGCCTGTCTCTCGGGCTCAGGGTAGCCGTGCGCCAGAATGAATTCCAGGACCGCTTCTTCTGCTTCGCTTTGCTTGTATGCCATCAGCTTAGGTTGATGTCGGCATCCCCTTGCGCCGCGAGCATTGCCCCGACTCCGATACCGGCGATGATGACGAACCACCCGACCGGGCCATTGATCACTATACCGACCCCGGTAGCCACCAGACCAATCAGGATTCCCGCGATTTGTTTACTTTTCATTTTCCTTGCTCTGTTTCCTTTGCCGGTAGGCCCTCTGCCTGCACACCGACGAGCAATAGCTCTGCCTGATGGTCAGAAGGTTTCCGCATACCGGACACGACTTTCCGTAACTCGCTTTCTTGCCGCCAGCCGCCCTCCCGTTACGCTCTTTCACCCCAAATCCAGAGGTAAGACGTAACGAATCGCCTCGATCTAGCTTGTCTGTTACATCTCTCAGGACGCCGATAAGCTCACTCTCCGGCACCTCGAACCACTCCCCTCTGATGTGGTACTCGGCTAGGCTGGCGTGTATGGCAGTCTCTATGTCTTTATCGCCGTCAAGCCGGGCGCATAACGTTATCTCGTGCGGCGTCCCGGCTTGAAGCTCGGCTATTCTGCTGGATATACTCCGGCTGGTGTGACCGACCTTAAAGAATTCGTCCACACCATGCCGGACTATGTAGACCATATCTTCCGTCGCTAGGCCGACTGGCTCCGACTCTCGCCGCCCGCTGGTCTCTGGGAGACCGGGGCCTGCGTAGGGCGAGAACCAGCCTCTGCTCCCGTTACGCCCAGGATGGCCTGGAAGTCCGGGGCCTGCGTGGTTCGGGGGACACTGGCCTGACTGCGCTGCGGCGAGGAGATCGTCGTAACGCTGCCCGGTTTGGTCGCCTTGCGAGGGCGCTCCGGCTGGGCGACGGTATCGGGATCGAACACGAAGCTGAACAGCGCCACCAAAAGAATTTGAAGGAATGTGTAGTATGCCATGCCGTTTTGCGTGGCGAACTCAACCACGTAGCCGCCAACCAAATCGCTGCCGCTGCCGATGAAGGACATGACTGCCGCAAAGGTTGTCAGCCCACTCATGGAGATGGCGGCGATCAGACCGAACCACGCCACCCATCGCTGCGCCCCCTCAACGCCCGTGTCTCGCTTGACCTTGTAGTTCCAGGCGATGACCGCCAACTCCATGATGGCGACACCAAACAGGGCGCTCATGGCTGGGGCGAGCGTCGGGAATCGGGCCGGGTCCATCAGCAGGCCCGGTAGCTCTCTCCAGAACCAGAACCCACTGATCGTCGCCGACCCAATGTAAATCAGGATCAGCACCGCCTTGCTGACCGCACCTCGAAAATCAACTACCATCGGCTCTCTCGTCATTTCTCACCTCTTATAGAATAAGGTGGGGGTTGCGCTTTGGGTTACTTCTATAAGTAGGGTAGCTATTCCGCGCCATGCCCCCATGATTAAATTCTACCCCAGGACCCATCCAAATTCCTCTGGTCCGGGCGAGCGGTCAAGCTCGTGAACCCCGGCAGAGGGCAGTTGGTACACATAACGAGAGGCAACCCACAAATGCTTCAGGTACATTTTCGTGGTGTATCTCCCGGCCCTCAACGCAGAGTAGCGTGCGTTGTGGAACTTCTCTTTCTCCTCGTAGACCCGCCGCGCCTCGTACACAGGGCGGTAGGGAGAGGACCTGCCACAGATGAATCGACGCATGGCGCTCATGGCACGCCCGGCACTCTTGCTCCAGTGTATGTCATGATAGGCCATGGAGCGAATGAAGTCGCTCCTGCCATCCGTGACCCCCATGCCCAAATAGCGCCAAAGTGATGCCGGAGTAGGGGCTTTCTCCCAGTCAACGTAGTACAGCACCCGGAATAACCTGATGCCGTTTAACCCCGTCACGGGCGCTGCCGCCACCTGCATGGGGTGTTCCTTTATGGCTAGGCGGAGATTCTTGGTGTAGACGTCCTTTGTCTCTCCCACGCGGGCTGCAAATGACTCCAACATGACAGCGCCATCCTCGTAGCCCAGGTTGGACATGTGGCGAGCGCGGCGCTTGGTGGAGACCAGCAGGCGGGCCATGTAGTCCTGCACGTAAATGAGTTGGGCTAACTCCGGTTCTAGTCTAGACATTGTATGTCGCCTGCCTGATAAATGCGTCCAGGTCCCGCGCCGACCAGCCCTCGTTCAGCAGGTCGTCTGGCTTGGCAGGTAGTCTAACGTAAAGTGGCTCGTCGAACCACCCCCCAACGCGCTTAGCCGGTGGGCTGCTCCCGTGGTAGGTGTCGGGATCGGTCATGACGTAAACCCTGTCGTAGTCCATGCCCGACACGTGCTCCATAACCTCTGCCGATGGCGTCGATGAGGGGATTCCCACCACGTAGTAGTCCAGACCGGCGACGACTGATAGACGCCACCAAACTACGGCGCTCTTGATTGCACCCTCTACGACGAGCATGTTCTTGCTGCTTGGCTTAGGGTCTGTCAGGTAGGCTCCCAGTGGCAAACCCGGGGTGTTGCGGTACTTGCCGGTCTCGTCTGGTTGGATGAGTCTCCATTGCAGGTTGACCACATCCCAGCTATCGCTGTGGTAGGGGATGGTCAGGGCGGGGGAGCCACCAGCAGGCGGGCTGTCTGTGTAACCCAACTCTAGCCAGTCCTGCGCGTCCCCGGGCAGCCCACGGCTGGACCACAGTTCCCGCCCCGTGGCTGTCATGGCGTCGTGCCATCCCCGCCAGTAGGCATCCTTCTGTAGCTTCTCGATCTTCTCCTGCCTCTCCGCCGCCCGTCGCGCTTCCCACTCCATCCGTCTCGCCCTCGCCTCTGCTATATCCTCGACACCCCCTTCGTCGGCGAACCCCCTCCTGCCGCACACTCTGCACCAGTACCTCGCGTTACCCCTCTCGCTCTTGGCGAACATCCTGAAGCGATCCTCGCCGCCGCAGTAGGGGCAGGAACTCGACCACTCGTACCTTCCTGCTCGCTGTATGTTGCCGTTACCGCTGAATTGAATTAGATCGGCTGGTAGCTCTGAGGTCATGGGCAGATTATAGGCTCATTAGGCGCGGGGGCAATAACTGGACCGATTATATCATGTCGTGTTAATCTCCACCAAGATGACAAGCGACACAATATTCTTCTACGACGAACCAGTACCGGGCCAGATTTTATCCATCGAGAAGTGGACTCTCGACAGCCAGTCGGATGATGTGGAGATAGAGATCGTCGGTGATGTCACCGTCATCTCGGTCAACACGGTCCGGCGCAACGACTTGAGGCCGATCAGCAGGGAAGAGGGGTCCAAAAAAGGAGTATTTATCAGCAGGGCGGTTGTCCTCGAGTACGATGGAGACCGCTATAGGCGCGAGGCATACTGGCCCGGCGCAGAGGAGTGGGAGTGATGGGTGACTATGAAGTTAGCGAGTGGCAGAGGGGCGCGGCGACGTTCGTCCTCGACCGGATGAGCCCCAAGACGTTCGACTCAATACCGCACACCATGTCCCCGCTGATCCACGCCGCCCTCGGGCTTGCGGGGGAGGCGGGGGAGTTCGGCGATCTCGTGAAGAAGGTCGCGTTTGGCAAGGCGTCCCTGGATGAGGTGAAGCCCAAAATGCAGGACGAGTTGGCTGACCTGATATTCTATCTGGTCCTCGCCTGCGAGTATGCCGATGTGGAATTACCGGGTGCCCTGGCGCATCTGAAAACCAAGTTGAGCAAGGGGCACGGATGGCACAAAAGCGAATAGAAATCTACGGATACACCGACCCGAAGTACGGCCCCATGCTGTGGGGCAAGAAGATGAACCCACTGGAGACCGGCGTCCTTGATGGGGATGTCACGCTGGGGGACTACGGGGCCCGCATTTACAACGCCGGTGCGTGGCGCGTGATGAGCGAGAAGGAAGAAATATCCTTCTTCACCAAGGCTGCCCGGCAGCGATGCGCGGAACTGGAGTTGTGGGAAACTGGCCTGGGGTGGGTGACCAAGGCCCGGAGATGGGGGTGGGACGAGTACGTTATGTCTGCCCCGTACCCAACGCCGAGCCTGTCTGTATGGTCCGCAGTGCAGGAGACCGAGATGGCGTCCTGGGCTGCGCCCCCGCGCTAGGCGTCGAACTTACGAATCGACTCGCGCTCTTCGGCCCGGACCCGGACTACGTTGACCGTGATCCAGCCCGCGACCAGGGTGCCGAGAATTCCCAAGAAGCCAACGACGGCTGTTGATAGCACGTCAATCATGCTTCCATCTTCCGGGAAGAAGTACAGGAGTACCGGCACCATCAGTCCGACCAAGGCGATAAGAAAAGCGCTCAGGGCTTCCCATTTCTGCTGAGTCATTGTGTATCCCTCTTCATGATCTGCTGCTGCCCCCTGACAAATGCGATTAGGGCAGCAGACAGGCTAACCACCGCCAACACCAATAGATAGCTATACCAGAGATGCGGTGCCTCTCCGAATATGCGCGTGCGGATGCTCGAGATCAACACCGGAGACGCCATGATTATCGTGAAGAACGATATGGCTGCCGACATGAACACGTACGATAGCGAGTTGGTTCTTTGTGCCTGCGATGTTCGGTACATAGCCGTCGATTGCCTCTCCAGGCGGTGCAGAACCGTGTCTGTCCGACTGGTCCATTCCTCTAATCGTTCCATTCTCTTCTGGAGTCCGTCTACAGTAACCTGTGTACGTATACTCTGGCGCATTAGCCCCCCACGGTCGTCCCCGTGTCTCTCGTTGCCGTATATCTCGCCCGTGATCTCGCGGATAGCGTCGTCGTGAGCGGCAACACTTTTCTCTAAGCGGCTGAAAACACCAGAGTAATCCAGTGACATTAGATTTATACTCCCAGGATGTCCTCGATGCGGAAGCGCATCTTGCCCACCACTGGCAGCCCGGAGCCCGCGCTACTGTCGTATGTGGACTCAACAACAAACGTTCTGTACCCCTGATCGTACTGGTTGCCAAGGGTGAGGTATGTCCCGTTGACTGCGACGGACACCGATGCGGCTGGGGTCACCGGCTCCTCTTCAACAACCGCCGTGTTGTCGTCGGTCAGCAGAGACCACGCAATCGCGTTAGGAACAACGGATGCGCCGTTCTCGTCCAGAAAGGTCACCCCAAAAATAACCGAACTGCCCTCATTGACCAGTTCGATGTCCATTAGGCCCCGTCGTCGGCTCCGCTGATCGTGTAGGTGACGTTCAGGGTGTCATCTGCCTCGACCGACTTCGAGGACGCAGAGTCTCCGACACTGAACAGGGTGCCGCTGGTTCCGGTTGCGGCGGAAGCCAGGAATGCCCCGGTTACCGTTGCGGTCCCCGTAATGGCGAAGGAGGCGGGTGAGGCGGAGTTGGTGACGGACTTCGCGCTGACGCCTCCGTCTGTCCAGGCAAGCCGATTCCCGGAGTAGGGGGTTAGTTCGGACCACCCGGCGTGCGAGGCCAGCGTGTCACCGGCTGCCACACTGCCGGTTCCCTTCAGGCCAACATACCACGCGGTAATGGGTGTTCCACCGGACAGACCGGCGTCCAGAAGGTAATTGATTCCGGCATCCGTGACGATGTTGTCGAACTCACTGGACCACTTGATGTTCCCATCGGCGTCAAGGCACTCCAAGGTAAACTTGCCGTGCGGACCGAAGCTCTCTCTTTGATTCATTATTCCCTCAAGGTTATATCTGAACGCGGAATCGCTATATCGAACACAAGCGTCGCTCTGCTGGCGACAACCACGGCGCTTGGCTTGTTTACGGCTATCACAACCCTTACGATTCCGCCCGGAAGGATGTAGTAAAGCGCGTCCCCAGACTTGAAACCATCGGTTACCGAAGCCGCGAACACCGCAACCCGCGCCATCGCATCACTTACCGACGCTGACTCAACCAGATTGATTGAGAACGTCGCTGATACCCAGCTATTATCCCCTATGCCAAGAGCGTCGTCAAGCGCATGGATGAACACCTGGGACACCCCGGGGGCACCGGATAAAAGGGCCCCCGACGAGACGAGCGACGAGACTGTAGCCCCACTGACCGTCACGTCGCCGAGGCCCAGGATGTCGGCTAGAAGGACACCGGTGTTGCGCGACATTGGCGACGCTTCCGATAGCATCCAGGCGTCCTGGATTACCATCGACAAATCGCTCATGAGTTCAGATAGCGTCGCGTCCCCGATGTTGGATGACTCGCTGAGGGCGACCCTGTAAACCGCTGCCGTGGCGAGGGCCTCGATAACGGCTACTGCGTCGTCGATGCTCGCGCCCATTGTCGCCCTGAGTGCGGGTGGCTGCTCGCCGAGGGACACGCCGCGAATCAAGGTCATCCCGGAGCTAAGCGCCCGCGAAATCGTATCGGACAGGTCCAACACCTCGGCTGCCGACATCTGATACATCATGGCGGCGGCAGCCACGGCACCGGTGACAACGCCGTCAACCGAGGTTACCCGCATGACGACGCTCCGGTTGACCAGATCGGCGAGCCCAAGGGAGTCGTCGATTGACCTGGACATAACCGACGATCTGTCGCCGGTATCACCTAGGCTGGCTGAGTCAGCAACGACCCCGGAGAATACGGCGGTCCTGGTCGGCGCGTCCCCAGTCTCGAACAAATCGGATACCGTCATGGAGAACGTCTCCCCACCCGCCGATGTCCAGGCGATGTACAGTTGCGGTGGCGGGTTCGACGAGTCAGCCGACTCCCAGCGAAGGGTCCCTGTTCCGGCGCTGGTGAGGACTACCGCCATGTCGCTAGAGTTTTGCGTGTAACCGGTCTGATCTATGTAGCTCTGAACTAGCGACGAGAAGTCGGGGGAGTTCAGGTAATATCCGCAGCCGATGTTCGCCTCATTCCAGGTCACCGATCCGGTCAGGGTGGTCCTGGATGAGATGTCGTAATTTGTAGACGATGGAGCGGCGGGGGACACGGAGTCCTGCACCTCTATCGTCATGTTCGGGCTGTCGTACGCGTTGGATGTGATGTAGGAGCGCAGGAACGCGCTTGCTACCGTGGCTCCGGTCGGGATCGGGATGTCCCTGAACAGTAGGAGACCGTAGGTGCTTCCGGTGCTGTTGACGTTCAGGCTAGTTGACGTCGTAAACATTGTACCGGATGAGTTCTCTCCGGCGTCGTCTGAGCCGGATGCGACTGACACCGTGGCGCTCCCGTTAGCACCGTCGGTGTAGGATACGATGAGCGATGGCGGACTCCCGGAGTCGTAGGCCCGGAAGCGAAGGTTGTTGGTTCCGCCATTGTCCTCGAATACCACGGCGATAGCGTTGCCGGATGACCACCCGGGTCTATCTACTATCTCCTGCACGACCGACGCGAAGTCTGCTGTGTACCTGTACCCAGCGCCGGTCGCTGATGCGGCGACCCAATTGACGGTTGCGGTTGTTGGCGGTCTGCCGCTTATGCCGAATGAAGCGCCGCCAAACTCGGCGGCGCTATCCGTGTCGTCGCCCCGAATGATGACATCTGGATTATCGTAGTCCGTCCCCGATATGTAAACGCTCAGCACGGCGGAGTGGATCATCGCCCCCTGCGGGATGGTAACGCCGGTGAAGCGAACGCCGCCCGTGTCTCCGTCGCGGGCATCAATGAATGTGATGCTCGCCGCTGCCTGGGACCCGTCTGCGTACTCCGTTCGGTCGTCGAGGCTCCCCGCTACCGCCGTGCTGAAGGTTGTTGCCATCTTAGAGGACCACCTCGAAGTATGCCACCTCGTCGCCGGTGTCGGAGTCCAAGACTCTCATGATGATCGAGTCCCCCTCCTCGAAGGTACCGGTCAGAACAAACTCGTGGACGAATCCGCCCACAGGTGGGTCCACAGGTGGGTCCACAGGTGGGTCCACGGGCGGGTCAACGGGTGGGTCCACAGGTGGGTCCACAGGTGGGTCAACGGGTGGGTCCACAGGTGGGTCCACGGGTGGGTCGAACTCCACCGGCTCAAATGCCCCGCGAGACGCCGGGATCGGGCGCTCCTGGTCAAGGATGTCGCGACCGATTGCCGGTGGCGTTATCCCCCGGGCGAGGCCAGCAGCAATGGCGGTGCCAACAAGCGGCGATTCGTCGTCGATAACGAACCGCGCCGGGTCAAGCCACAAAACCGGCGCTTCTTCCATTGTTCGGTCGTACCCCGCTTCCGGGAGATCGTCTGGACCAATAGTGAATCTATCGACAGAGATGTCGCCGCTGCTCCGGCACTCGGAGCGGGGCGGGAGCCCCCAGGCGTTGTTGCGAATGGTGTAGTTCGGCTCGTTACATCTACCGGTCTCGAAGGAACCGGCGTCGTCGGAGAGGGAGAAGTCGTTGTTCTCGATGAGCCCCGTGCCGTTGTTATTGGGGGCGTTGCTGATGTCAAGTGCGCGAATCGTCTCCCTGGTTGATACGAACGTGCAGTTCCCAACGTACAGACCGGTGGCACCGTTTCTGTAGGACTTGTCGTTGCCGGGGATGCTCAGTAGATCGCCGGAACCAACGACAAGACAGTTGGTGATGGTTACGTCTTTCGCCCCGTCGTGCATGATGTCCTTTTCCTGCCAAAACTCATTCCCAACCCTGATGGCTGACGGCAAACGCCGGACCCCGAACCGATTGAGGGCCTCCCCGTTTGCGCTTCTGAAGTCATCCAGGTACGGCGAATGCCACACGAAGCACCTGTCAAAATGGGCTTCGTTGCCGCCCTGCACATACAAGGCGACGTGGTTTGTGTTGTGAATCTGGCAGCTAATCGCCTTCATCCCAACCGATCCCGGCGATGCCAGCAGCCCCTCGCCGCCCGTGTAGGCCACCAAGACTCGCCGGAACGTGGTTCTCTTCCCCTTCGTGCTCACCCCAGCCGGTGTTACTGGAGTCGGGTGGTGCATACACATCCCGCAGCGCAGGAAGGCGCAGTCCTCGATGAGAACGTCATCTGCGGCGCACCGGAACGCCCCCTCGTATGCAAAGTCGCCCTTGAGATTGCGAACAACGATATTCCGGTATGGCGGAGCGCCATCCGGGGCCAGTCCACCGATCCCGAGCAGTCTGGCGGGGGAGTTGCGGATTACGAACCCGTAATCCTGACCGTCGTGCCAAAGCCCGTCAACCAGGACGTTGTTAGCGTTGATCGTTACGGCAGTGTGGTACTGAGCCCGCCACTGATACCACGGATCGTCGGGAGTCGAGTCCAGGTGCGGGCGCACGATTCTGTCTCGACCATTCTTGAACGCTAGGCGAGGGGAGTACAAGTTGTCGATGATGACACTCCCCCCGCTCGCCACCCAGGTCGTGTTGTCGGTCTTGATGTCCAGTGGCTCCTTGTACACCCCGGCGCTGATGATGACTATATCGCCATCCCGAACGCCCTGGGTGGCCTGAGCCAGGGTTCTCCAGGGGGAGTTGACGCTCCCGTCCCCGCCCGGTGGCGCGTTGCCGTCCACATATCTGTTTGCCATTATTTGGGCTCCTCGACGCCAAGCGTCTCCTGCTCAGCCAATATCGACTCCAGCAGGGAGATGGCTCCGTTCAGGGCCGCCACCTGCAAGTTCGCCTCTTTCACGAATCTCTCCAGGTCGGCCCTCGCCTGGGCCAGTTTCTCTTCCAAGTACTCAATACTCAATTCCATGTTGCTCTCCTGCTACTTTGCGATTGCACACAGTTCTCCTTCGATAACACCCTCGCCGGAATGCGAGTAGCCGTAGGCGCACCCGAGGCTGTTGCATGATACCACTCCCCGGACCCAGACGCCGCACATCTGCCCCTGATTTATCTGCATCAAAAAGTTTGGCGCAGCCCGGCACTCGCCCGATGTCCCCCAGCCAATCCCGTCGAACTGCCCGATGCCGTCTATGCGAGCCACGTGATTCTCGTTGATCACGATGAAGCACGGGGTGGGCCCCGGCTCGGGACTGATGCGCTGCCTCACGTTCGAGGCAAACGGGATGTACACACTATACACCGCCAGAATCAAGACCAGTAACCTCGTCATCTAAATCTCCTTGCCCAATGGCGCTTCTCAAATTCAAGACTTCGGACCGCAGACTCGCGATCTCCCTTGTCATTTTATCATGAAGCTGCCACACACTGCCAGCAAGAAGGCGATTCATTCTCGCGCCGTTAACAAATGCACTGTCGCCGTCGAACGTCACGATGCCAGCCGCCTCGAGATCGTCTCGATTGTAGCCTAGCCAGCTTTCCCAGGTGGCGTCCAGCCTGTCGCTGAGGGCCATGTCAGCGGTGCGGAGAAGGGCGATGTCGTCATAGTCGTCGTAGGATGAGCCCGTGCCGTCGTAATGGAAGTTCCCGTTCCCCTTGATTATGAATACGGTCGAGCCGGAGTTACGCACCGCCAGGATGTTGGCTGTACTGCCAACCGATGTTGAGGTTGTACTGGTCTGCTTTGCCGCCTCGATCATGGTAACGGCACGGGAAGATGTCGCAGTCGTCGTCACCTCGTTGATCACGAACCCGCGCAGGTTCACGCCGATATTGTCGTCTGACCAACCGGCGACCTCCAGACCGCCGTTGTCGTCTATTATCTTCTTGAATGACCCGAACGTGCTTTGGGACGGGGCGATGGCTGTCATGCCGTGCGAGACGTCAGACGAGCGCATGTCCATAATGTGCCAATCCGTGTCGCCCTGCGCCAAGATGCAGCGGGTGGTATCGACGACCATCGCCGGTGCCCCAACGGAGTCGTATCCAGACCATAAGTACAGCGCCGATCTTTCTCCGCTGTGCTGGGAAGCGGTGATGGTGATGAACGAGTCGTAGCCGCTGTCGGCGTCGGCCTTGATCTGAATCGAGGAATTCTTCCCGATACCGGGTGCCTGCGTTTTAAGGTAGAGGTAGTCGGTGCTGCTATTGTCGTAGGCGATCAGGTAGGCCATTCGCCGCCCCGTCGATGTGACCCAGTTGATGGACGAGTTGTACGACTCCGAGCCGCCTTCTCTGATAGTCATACCAACCGAGTCTATGGTGATGTAGCCGCCGCCAGCCTTCAGTTTGCCCGAGGTGTCGAACTCCACCTGGGTTGTCCCCGAATTGTACGTTGCCATTCTCCCCATCGTGCCGTCCCGCCAAATCTTCAGACCGGTTCCGGGTGACGCAAATGTTCCGTTGCCCTGATAGATTCCGCCGCCGCTACCCAGGGTCACCACGCCCTCGAACGATGCCCCGCCGCTGCTATTCAGGGAGATGACAGGCGAGTTGCTGCTATTCCTGATGCTGAGGTCGGTGCCGGACCAATACATACTTGGTCCGCTTGACGGGCCCACCCGTAGCGTACCGGTGCTAGACAGAAACTCGAGTGTGGTAGTCGTCCCGCTTCCCGTATCCGTTCCGAATTTCACGTTGCCCGCGCTGCTCATCGAGACCGTAGGATCGGCTCCGTCGTACAGGGTCAGACTGACGTTTTGAAGCGTCACTCCCGCGCTACTGGCTTCGATGTACTTCCGGGACTCGCTGGCGTCGCTTAGGTTGTCGCCCGCCGCGATACCCCAGACCGCCGTTGACTTCCCCAAGATACCATTCAGGTTGCCCACCCGCACGCGCTCTATCGGAGTGGCGGGGGCGCTCTGCCAGTTCGCAGTGGTCCGGGTCGAGTCGATTGTAAAAATACTGATGTACGGCGCGTATGTCAGGTCAGAGGTAATCAGCATACCCCCGGTGAAGCCCGATCCCTTGCCTTTCTCGGCCCACTTGACGATTGCGGTACCCGTTGGAAGGACATAGCCAGCTTCGCCGCCGTACAGCCAGCGGCATGTCGTTGGGTAGTACCCCGGCTCGTTCTCCGACAGGTCGCGCCCCTCTATCCCGAACACGGAGACGACCTCGAGGTACACATCGCGCCCATCCATGACCGTGCCGCCGAGGTTAACCCGAATCCACTTCAGACGAAGAACGTCCCCCACTGCGAAGTAGCTAAGACCGGGATCGGTATGCTGCGCCTGGATGTTAGCGATAAACGTGCTACCCACGGCACCGGGCATGGTGTTGTTTGCGATGCCGTCAACGACCTTGGATGCCGTCATGACCGCCAGGGTACCACCGGTGGCGTGCATCTCGTCAGCGACGAAGATGGATGCGTGGAACTCCCCCCGCGCAACGATGTCGTTAAATTCCGCGTTGCCGGTCGCGCCCTCGATGCGCCATCCGGTCAGACCCGAGACAAAGGCTGGGGTGCCACTCTCGAGGTTCCCGCCCCCGGTCAGGCGTACCAGCGGGCTCCCGGAGCTATCCTCGACCCGCCAAACGTCAGCCGTCTGACCACTTTTCTGCTTCAGGTACAGTGTGTAGTCATCGTTGGCCTTACTTATGGCCTTGAGGGTAGCCGACGTATCGACGCTCGCCCCAACAGCCAGCCTGCCCAGCGTCAAGCCACCCTCCGCGTCCCCCTTGAGGAGCGTGCCGACCGTACTGTTCCCGTCACTCGTTGACGTGATGGCGTGGGTATGCGTACTACCGGCGACGGTGTTTGCCGATGCAGCGCTGTTCGTACCCGGAGACCCGAGACCCAGGCCACCGCTATCAAGACTCATGCCACTATCCGACCTGAGCGAAATCTTGAGCCCGGCGCTGGTGATCAGCCCGGAGTTGAGCCCCGGGGTGACGTACACCGCTTGCCCGCTTACGCCCATCGAGGTGTCGTAGGCGGTAACGGGGCTGTGGTGGGCGCTCGGGTTGGATGCGTGGGCACTCAGGTCAACGCCGTCGAACGTGACGCCACTGCTGGCGCTGACGTTGCCGGTGAATTGCCCACCGGTTCTCGGCATATAGGCGGAGTGGGTGTGGTCATCGGAACTGATATACCCGAAGAACGAGAAATCGACAGGGGACGAGGTGACCGACACGCCTCGCCGCGTGGCGAGATCGTAGTTGTTGAACCGCCTCGCCATTGAAGCGCCATCATCCTCTGGGCCGGACAGGTCGTTGACTAGGTTGAGGCTTACCCTAAGCTCCTTGTCGCTGCTCCAGGTCATCTCGACCCGCTTGATGTACAGGGGGTCGGTGCCGGAGTCCCACGTCTCCTGCCAGGAGTCGTGCGGATACGAGGTGTAGGCGAGGTGGACCTTCTGACCGGCGTATGGCGGCTTGGAGCAGTTCCATAGGACGTCGGTGACGTCTATTTCCCGGTACTCCCGCGCATTGTCTCTAAGCCACGTCGCGGCTTCCAGCGCAAGCATGTCGGCGGCTGACAGGATAACGGCTGGCGATGCGGACTCCGTTGTGACATCCGGGAAGCCGATCTGGACACCGCGAATTCCGCTTGCGCTCTCCTCTGCTACATCGGCAATGTATGGCGGTTCGTACGAGGCGAGGTACTCGCCCGTCCTGACTATCTGGTAGCCCATGCCATTGATGGTGGCTTCCATCGCGGCACTAACACTGTACAGCGACACGTACCCGGAGCCAGCGGTAGGGTAGATTCTCGTGTACTGCTTCTTGCGTCGCTTGCTGGTCACCTGCCCTTCGACGATAGCCGAGTTCTCTGTAATCGTGGTCGAGTAGTACGTGGCCTCGGAGACGGTCCTGGGGACAACGATGTTGACGATCCCCCCATTGCCGCTGTTTTCCCCGGATGGGGTAATCCACTTTATGCGACGGATCGGCTTGCCGTTGGCGTAGTCAACATCCATCCGCCAGTGCTCGCCGGTCAGGTCAACGATTTGCTGGAGGACATCGAGGAAGGACATTCCATCCGGTGGGTGACGGGTCGGTATAACGGTGCCGGTCGCCCCGGCTATCTGCCACTCGGTCGGCATGTGACCGTCCAGTTGCGACAGGTTGCTGTTGGTCGGGGTTTCGTAGTTGCTGATGGTGACGGCTTTCCCCGCGTCGGCTGGCTTGTCCATTCCGTCGCGAAGGTATATCTTCATCACCCCGTCCACCTCGCCCATCTCCTCTATGATGTTGGCGTGCACGGTGGCGTCGTTCATCGTAATGAATACGCGAGCCCCAACGTACGCGCCGTTGTTGCTTGTCAGGGTGATGCGCCGATTGTATCGGTGAACGTCATTGCCAGAGGCTGCCGCTGCGGGAAGCGCGTCCCTGATAGTGATGTCCGTGCCCTCTATGGAATCGACTATCGTGGGGTGCCACCCACCACCGTCAAGCTCGACGAGAATGTAGTCACTCTCCTTCCACGGCTGCGGGGTGGTGACCGAGTTCAGGGACAGCACCGTGTCATTCTGTAGCGCGGCAGACGATAGGGTGTTTACGGAGTCGTCGTGCGCGTCGAGGGCCAGGGTCGTGTTGTACTGGACCTCGGTGCCGATGGGGTACCACAGGTGCTTGTCAGCAAGCTCCCTGGCGAGGCTCTCGCCGGTCAGGACAACCATGTCCGGCCCATCGGGTTGGTTCATGATCTGGATGTCGGTTATCTCGAATCCCTCACCGGCGTAAACAACGTTGCCGTACCATTCGTCAACGTAGTTGACCAGCATGACGTTGCCCAGAACCTCTAGGTCGCCGAATGTGCTGGTGACCGGGAACTCAACGGTGAGCCTCGACAGGCCATCGACCACCTGGACGTAGGACATGTCGGTGATAGGGCGCGTGTAACCGCCCAGGCTGTCCTGGAGCGCCGTATTCAGGTTATCGTTGGCGAAGAAGTAAACGGCTAGTCCGACGAATCGCGCCATGATTTAGCTCCAGAGGTTGAGGCGGTCGAACACCAGTTCAAATTGAACGGCGTGAGACCTGCCGACGCTCGCCCCGATCTTGTCGATCATGCTGATCGGTCTCGCCGCGATGCAGACAGCAGAGCAGGTGTGGGTGGCGATCCCGGATGCGGTGTACTCGATTCCGTGCAACACGCCGCTTCTGCCCTCCATGCGCTTAGCCGTCTCGACATAATCGTTGGCGGCGGCTTGGTTTCCCGCCTTGAACAACAGGATGGCCCGGGTTTCGCCGGGCGTAATGATCGCCTGATAGGTCCCGTTGGCATTGTACTTCGCCCCGGAGTAGGTTGTGATCGTCCCGCTCCTCACGATGTCGCCCGAGTCCTGGTAGAAGATCATGTTCTGAATGGTGAATGTGGACACGCCGCCAGCGGTGTTGGCGACGAACTGCCTTAGCTCGTAGTTCATCCTATCCTCATCCCGTTTTCCCGTAGCACCCGGGTCAGGGTACGAATCGGGTCATCCGTCTTTACCACGACGGGCTGCTGCTGGCTTCCACCCTGCTGCCCGTAGGTGTTAAATTGAATCGTAATGACATTCGACGTGTTGTTATACGACGATCCACCGGCGCGGTTCAGCCTGTCGAGGAAGTCTGTTCCCAGGCGGTTCACCGCACTTCGCTGGATGACGTACTCACCGGCTTGCAGAACAGCAGGAATGTCGCCACCCCGGTTGCCCGTTATGAACCCGCCAGAGTGGAACCACGGGATCGAGTCCGGCACAGGGGACGGCGCTCCGCCACCGCTGTTCTGGGACTTCCATGCCTGATATTGCGAATCGTCAACAGCAATGCTGATGGTAGCGCTGATCTCGTCGCTCCTGACCTCGCCGGTGAACGCCTCGTACTCTTCGCGAGCCGGGCTCATATCCGCGCCAATCTTCACCCTGGTTCCATCGGACACCGGGGCGGATATGATCCCCTTCAGTTGACCGATGACGTTCTGGGCTGGCGTGATGTCGGCACCTACGGGCAGCAGTTCGGTACTGCCATCCGGCAGGTTCAGCCCTTTGCTGATGCTTTCCTGGAGCGCGTTGGTCTTGACGGCGACCTCGACCTCGATCTCCATTTGGGCCACGGTTTTACCGCTCTCTAGCTCAGCGATAACCCCGTCGATGGCACTCTTGGCGGCGGCGGGGTCGATGAGGCCATCGGCAAGCTGCTGCCCCACAAGGGCAATAGCCGTCTGAAGCAAGCCAACAGCCCGAGCAGCTTCGGCAGCGGCGGGCTCTATGAGGCCAAACGCTTCCGCCGTGCCGATTATTTGGTCCGCAGACCCACCCGCAGCCTCGAGCGCCTCGATGACACCCCGGAAGGCGTTGCTGTCGTCGATGTCTATGTACCGAGTTATAGCCCTCGTGCTCGTCTCGATTTTGCCCTCGACACCATCGATGAGGGCCTTGTAGTGCTCCATCTCGCCGCGTGCGTCAGCCAGCTTCTCGGATAGCTTCTCCTGCTCCTGACCGAACGTACCGATCCCGTTCTCGAGGTCCCAAACCGCGTCGGCGGCGCTCTCGTACTCATCCTTCCAGGCGGCTAGGGCCTTCTTCTGGTCATCCGTCGCGTTTGTCGTTGTAACGAAGGCTTGACCGAGATTCTTAACACTGCCGACGATTAGATCGGACTCCCCATCGTCGAAGATGTCGTTGAACGCGCCCCGCCTCAACTCGTCTTGGGCAGCGAAGAACGCCTCGACTATCTCCTGCTGCTCCTTAACCGCCTCTGCGATTTTCTCGTTCGCCGCCTGGAGCGCCTTGGCCTTCATGGACGCCATCGCGTAGGTGCCCTGCAACTCCCGGGCCTGCTGTGCCTGAAGAGCCGCGAACGCCGCACGCCTCTCGTCCAGCAACTGCTCGTCTGACGGACCGGAGTCGATGCCCCGGGGCCTCTCGGCTGCCCGCCTCTGCCTGGGGTTCGTGGTGTAATCGTCGAGGTTGACGCGCCGGACAGCAGCGAGTTGGCGGGCGGCATTCTCGTATCGAAGGGCAATGGTCTCCATGTCGATGACGATGCGCTGCAACTCGCCGTTGATTTCTACTTCTATCAGGTCCTGACCGAAGCCCAGGGCGTTGCGGCTGTAGTTACCACCGATGCCCCGCTCGACCAACTCCGCCGCTCTAGCCTGGGCCTCCACTATGTCCTTCGATCCGGCGACATAAGTAGCAACGACGTCCTCGATCCCTCTCGAAATCTCCTTGCGCTGGGAGAACTGAGTCGGCGAGGTCTGGTCGAATAGAGTGGCGAGGCTTACTATCGCCTTTTCCGGTGACTGACCGGACAGCGAGGCGATGGTATCGCGGACCATTCCCAGCGCTTCAGCGGCTTCTGCGGCGTTTATGGCGAAGCTCTGGAAGTTCGTGGATAACTGCTCGATGAACCCTTCCATGCCGACAGCCACGATTTCCTTCCAGTGGCTCGTCAGGTTCTCGGCGCTGGCTGAAAGCTGGTCGTACGGGTCAACGAGTGACGACGTTTTCCCGGCAACTTGGTCCATTAGCTGACCGCCAACGCGGAGCGTTTCGTTCAGCAGGGCAATCTGGCGCTCTTCGGCGGTCAGCGCGTCAACGGACTTCCCTAACTGGCTGGCGTAGGTGTCGTTCGCCTGACCAACCTTAACGACGAGACCCAGGTTGTCGAGAAGTCTAATCTCAGAGCGCTTAATACCTCTGGCTAACGAGTCAAAGAAGAAGGCGGTGTCACCCAAGGTCGGGTTCAGGGCGTTGGCTGCCTTGGCAACCTCGAGAAGGGCCGGGGCCTGTTGCGCCAGCTTGCGACCGAAGTCCTCGCTCGTTCCGGCGACCAGGGTCATGAAGGACTGCATCAACTGGAGATCGCTGATGGTGTTCAGCGATGCGACACGCATCTTGTCCAGCAGGCCAGGAACGCCGAGAAGGTTATCAGTCAGGAATTCAAATGAGTTGCCAAGCTGGGTGATACCAGCACCAGCCTTCGCCAACTCGTATGTTTTCTCGAGCGCAGCCTGGATACCCTTGAGGCTAATGGCGACGGCGGTGGCGAAGAAAATAACCCGGCGATAGGTTGACATCATCTCGCCCAGGGTCATCGACTGCTGGTGCGCCGCCTCCTCGACGCCGTTCAATTCCGCTCGGATGGACCCCATCGCGGGTTCCAGTTGACCGAGGGCCCCAGAGAGCTCCTGGTAGCGAGCCGTGGCGTTGCCCATCGTCATGGAGCCGCTGTTGACAGCCTCGCCCAGCCCGCGCATCTCGTTCTTGATGGCCTTGACCTGGGCCTCCAGGCGCTGATACTCGACTATTGCCCGTGACGCACCACCGGTGGAGAACTTGGCGAACGGGTCGTCCTTGAAGGCTTCCGCGTAGGTCTTGCTGATGGAACTGGCGGCTTTCTCCACCTTCCGCAGGTCCGCTTCCATCTTGTTGACGGCATTCGTGCCGGTCCAGTCGGCCTCAAATGAGACCTTGATTGTGTCAATTGTTGGCATCTTGCACCGCCTTCTTGCGCCTCATCATGGTTACCTTGCCGTACATAGCGGCTAGTTCCGGGTGACTAGCCATCCACTCCCCCTTCTCCTTCGCTGGCGCGTTGGAATAGCCCTCCATAGCAGCCTGGATGGTAGCCGCAAGGCGGATACGGGTGAAGTGATAGGCGGGCCATTCGAGCCAACCCTGGGGCCAGGGCCAGCCATACGAATTGGAGCGCCAGAGCCAAGCTAGATGTTGCGGGGCGACCGCACCGTCAACGCGCTCTACGGCGTCGGCGGTGCGGAGATAAAATCCTCATCGGGACTGGAGATTTCCATGTAGAACGAATCAACCAGTCTCGCAACCTCTGATAGGTTGCCGGGTTTCATCCCCTTCAGACTTTCTTGCTTGAAGCCCTTCGGAAGCTCCTCGAACCAACCGGCTGCCACGGCACCCTCGACGATAACTCGCCGGTAGGTGCTGGCGTGAAGATCGGAGATGGGCTTGCCGCCCGTCGCGTCCTGGACGGCTACATTCCATGCCTCGAGTTGCTCTTGGGTAACATTCGTTGCGGGCTTTAGCTTGAAATCAGATAGCTTCATCTTTGCTTGTCTCCAGCGCTGCAATTGTTAGCTGATAGTCAGAGCGCCGTCAATCACCATCTCGATGGTCGCGGCGACGAACGTTTCGACCGGGAACGAGACGTTCCGAGACCGAACCTGACCGGTGCCGCTGAAGGCGGGGCCAAACGTTCCGGTTCGATCCGAATCAAACGTGAATGAGGCGGTGTTTCCGGGCGTCAGCGCCGTCAGAAACGTCGCGGGGACCGGCGTGGCGTTGTCCAGCAGGAAGTTCAGCGTGAACGAAGCGTTGGGGACGCCGACGATCTGGGCCTTGTAGGTCTGCCCAGAGATAGCCTGCTCGACAACATCTGCGTCAGAACTGAACTCGACTTCCGTCAACCCGTCTAGCCCCCAGGTCCCGAACGTGGCGAGCATTTGCTTGCCGTTAAATTTGCTCATCGTATACCTCGTATCGTTGACAGCAGTGAGAGGGCTTTCTCAACCATCTCGCCGTCCATATCAGTAGTAAGAGAGTGCGATACTAGCTCCGCAAGATCATCAGCGCCCAACCCGGCACCGGATTGCGGCTTCTGCTTCCGCCAGTGATCAAACTCATCGTACCCGTATACAACAGAACCGAGGTGCCCGACCTGCGCCCGCGTATCTACGGCTACAGTGAAGCCGAGAGAACCAGCCCTTCGGCAAAAGAACACGTCCTCGCCAATGCCACCCTCGCCCCATTGAACGTAGTGGGTGTGACGCGGACCGTTTTCCGTGGTCATCTTCTCGATAACAGACCGACGAATCAGCGTGAACGCGAATCCGGTTGCGTCCACATTCATCGTCTTGTCGCCGGTTATCTCATCAACCACTAATGAATAGTATACCCCATCGGCGGCGTCTGGCAACGGCGGCTGCTCTGACTCTCGCATGACTATGGCCCTTGGCGGCACCTGCCGCTGGGTAGCCAGGGCGCTGACGACTCCGTGACGCCAGTTATCCGGTTGCGAGCGCAGTCTTTCCAGCAAGCCGTCATCAAAGGTCATATCGTCGTCTATCAGGAGCAGGGTGTCGGCTTCCGTGGCAAGGAACTCCCGCATCAGATTGTTGGCGGCGATGTGGGACGGGGACCGGTACTGCGGTTGCAGGAGCACGTCGCCGTCTCTGAGCCCATTGCGGATCAGCAGGGCGTAGCAGCCAACAAATGACGGCTGCGGATTCGAGCAGCGCAGACCGATGGCGACCGTTCCGAAGTCATCCGGCGCGACCTTTTCCGCCAGACCGTGCCGGAAGGTCACCATCTCAGGGTGAATGACCTCGATGGCCTGCGTGATGGAACTCCGATGGCCCAGCCACTTCGCCAACTCCCCTACGACTTGGCGGGGGGAGTCGATCAGATCGCTGAAGCTGCATGTAGTGTAGGTGGCCCCGGACTCCTCTGCCATCTCTATGCAGCGGGCAAGCCCTTCCATCTCATCGTCCACCCGTTCCTTCGCCGCCGCATTGCTCATGAAGTTCCGCAGGGTGCAGGAGGCGATGGCGTCATCCCGGTCGCGAGTGACGAAGATGATCCTGGCGTCGGGAATCGCCTCGAGGATGAGTCCTAGCCCCTGGGGGTTGGGCCAGATACGAACCCCCCACGGCTTACCCGCAGTAGACCGGCGCAGAGCGTACAGTTCAGCGCCATCGACGCCGTGCCTGACAAGACTGGACAAATCGGTGTCCCGGAAGTGGGCCGAGGTGGAGCGGATGTGAGGTGGGTTCGGGTCGGACATGGCGATCTCCAACCCGTTCACGGCAGCGGCAACCACGGATGCCCCGGAGCTACCGGGGCCGACAACGAATACCGGCTCGCCGATTATCTCCGTGTGCTTTCGCCGGTAGATTAGCTCGCCCCGCAGGTGCCCCGCCTTGATGTCAACGTGCTTCGAGAATGTGGAGTGGGGGCGCTCGTGGCGGAATACGCAACCATCAAACACCCCGATGCCTAAGCCGACAGCAGCGGCACGGGTACAATAGTCGTTATCTTCCCAGCCGTACTGGTTGAACTGCTCGTCCAGGGCACCGACCACCTTGAGGGCCTCGTTCGTTATGGCGACAGCGGTGAACGACACGCTACCCGCCAGCCTGAACAGTGGCCCAGCCCCTGCCTGCTGGTCCGGCACGCCAGCGGTTCCCTTGATTCCGCAGCTAACAATACCGACCCTGGTGCGAACCTTGTCTAGCAGGTTCTCCATGTTTTGCAGGCCGCCATAGGTGACCAGTTCGGTGTCGTCGTTCAGGACCAAGACATCCTCGCCGTCGATGGCGTACTCGATGGCGTCATTTACGGCACCGGCGAAAGTGAACGGTCCGGGCCTGCGCCAGATGCCGCTCGCGCCCGGGTATGCCGCCTCGACGAATTCAACAAGATCGTCATCGTCGGTAACGACATGCACCCTGCGAATATATCCGGGGTCCTTGTCCTGAATCGAATCGAGGCAGGTGGAAACAAGATCGTGCGAGTTCGACGGTATGACGATTTGTAGCATTATGACGAAGATGAAAGCATAGAGACGTTCATGATGCCCCGGTGCATCTCCGCAGTGCCATCCCATACGGTGAACGCCATATCGACAACAGAGTCATATATCAGGGGTGCCGAGGTGTAGTCCGACATGCTGCCGAAGTAGTCAGCAACGGCAGACATCACAGTTTCTATGTCGGCGTAACTCTTAGACAGCACATCTATCTGCCACCGGGTTTGCCACTGACTCGCCACGCCGTTGGACGAGCCAGCAGCGGTGTGGCGGCGGGTGTGGGCACCGTAGACGCGCTTGTAGGCCACAACCGGCGTTGCCGATCCTGGCGGAATGGGGTTGATGTACACGCGCCCGCCGACCAGGGAGCCGACAGCGGCGACTAGCTCTGAATAGAACAGTTCAGTGAGTGCCATTACAATCCGGTCTCATTACGGAAGGCGGCTTCGGCTATGGTCCCGAGTTCCCCCGACACCTTCTCTAGCGATGGGCGAATGAACGGTCTCGCGCCGATACTGTTGCCGAAGAACGACGTCCAATCGCCGAACTCATGGTAAACGGCGTACGGAGCCCGGACCTCGACGTTCGCGCTTCTCTCCGACACCTTGACCGTATAAACCGAATCAACAAGACCACCCCACTGGTCTCGCGGGGGGTTGCCGGGCGTTGACGATGACCTCTCGTACGAGTTCTGCCACCTCTTAACGAACTTGGGGTGACCCTCGTTCCACGTCTCGCCGCCGCCCGAGGCACCCTGGACGGTGGCGACGATCTCGTCGGCAACCCGAACAGCCATAGCCAGAGACGCAGCGCCCCTTGACCGCTTGGCACCGGTGTCTATCTTTCTGATTCTCTCGTAAATGCGGCGCATCCCGCCACCGCCCCGGTCGCCCTCCGTGGTGACCTTGACGTTAACCCGGAAGTTCGTCATAGCTCAATCCTCTTCAGGTTGACGATTATGCCCGGCAGGACCATCTCCTCAAAGCCCTGAACCTCAAACGAGACCGGCGTGTCGAGCGTCTCTCCCCACTTCTTAATCAGCACGAGGCGATCCTCTGATTCGATCTGCCCCTGGGCGCTCTGGGGGAGGCGGGCGCGGACCAGGACCTCGCTGATCTCCATTGCCACCTCGCTGTCTATCTCGCGAGCCCGGAACTTGAAGGGGCTGAAGGCAAAACCGCAGGCGTACGTGGCGGCGGTGGTGTAGGTGCGAGCAGACTCGCCATATGAGCCAGTGGACAAAACGGCCCTCATATGGAGAACCGTGTCTGTCATGTACCGCTCGTTCCTGTCCCTAAAGACCGCCAGTTGTCGCCGGTTAATCATCTTGTCCCGAGATGGTTAGGTCGTCGCTGTATGCGTCTACTCGCACGGGGCTGACGCTCTTGACCTTGCTGCCACCAGCCGCCACCGGCTCACCGGCGTATCCGTACTGCTTGCGCCAAGCATCCGCCTCATCCCGGTAACCCCGGCTGATATGAGAGTTGCTGATGCTGTATTGATCGGCTGAAAAGGTGGGGTGCTGTCTCCACTCGGCAGCCAGGACCTCGAACAGAGCAGCGACCGCCCGCTGCCACGTGCCCTCGAGGGCGATGACAGCCTCGATCTCCTCGTTGCTGAAGGTTTTGCTGTCCGGTCGGGGCCCGGCTTCGGGGTCGGTGTCCCCGATTTGGAACCTGACCCTATCCTTGGACGTAGCCAGCGAGGTTTCGTATGTGAACATACTTAACGCTCGACATAGGCGCGAATCGATCCAGTCTTGGCGTTACCGCCAGAGGATACAACTACCTTTAGCTTGCCGGTTACCAGGGGTTTCTCGTACCAAGTGATCGCCGCGCCCGCAGCGGACTTCGCCTGAACTGTGGGATAGTGCCATGCGTCATCGTTGGCGGCGGTCAGCGTCAGAAGCGTCTGGTCCGGTCTCCCAGCACCAACGCAGGACAAGACAGCACCAACGCCATCGGCTAGGTCGCCATCTTCCCAGTTGACAGCCACCAAGCGACCAAAGGAATCCACTGATGCCGTTGCCGTGGCGCTGCCGTCAGCAGCAGTTGTGAATGGAAGGTGAATCTCTGAAATCACTCTAACACGCTCCTGGAACCGCGCTTTCTTGCGGTTCTCTTCGCTGGTGTGCCTTCTTCGCGGGGGTCAGGCAGATCGGGGACGCCGATGACGCCATCCCGAATCCAGTTCGCCCACATCTCCGGGGTAACCTCGGTCTCGTAGACGGTTGACCCGGCGCTACGGCGAAATCCCGTGTCCATCAGGGTCACGTCGCAGGTTAGTACCCCGCGCCGCGACCCTGAATCATTGATGGGCTTGCCCATTACGCGACGGCGTGACCGTAAATCCAGCGCCAGTCGCTGAATCCGTAGGAATACCGCATGTAGCCGCGATAGCGGGCCACCAAGTCGTAGCCGCCGGTCGGGTCAAAGGCGAATTCCAGCGGAACGCGATTGAACCAGTGCAGGTGACGCTTGCCGAGGCTCGAGTCGATCATGAACCAGTTGTTCGTGTCCGACAGGTAGTCCCAGACCACGACGTTGAAGCCCTTGCTCCGAACGTAGTTGGGATTCGTCGGTTCACTGGCGGTCGTGCCGTCAGTGGGCTCGACAACGGCCCGCGTAGCGTAGTAGGCGGTCTCCTCGAGCGCCGGTGGCACCAAGATGGTGTCCGGCATGATAGGCGTCAGTTCGCCCGTGTCATCCTTGAAGGCCCGCATCAACTTGCGCGTGGCGATGATGGAATCGTAGCTCAGCGCGGTCGAACCGGCGTTGCTCTGGGTCGTCGCATTGACCGGCGATGCCGGGTGGTCCGAGGCGCACAGGGGCTTGCTGTCGCCGCCAACCTGCGCCGAACTGAAGGCCAGATCGAACACGGATGCGCCGTGCTTCTCGCGAGTACGCTCGGCGGTCAGGGCCAGCAGGGAGACGCGGTTGTTGATGATATTGTACATATCGTCGTCAACGAGCTTGCGCTCAATCGCGATACCCTTGGCGTACTCCTTGTGGGTGTACGTGACCTTGTAGCCGAGTTCGGTGTCGTCGTACTCGATCTGCCCACCGTACTCGTTCCAGTCGGACATCCCGCCTAGACCCTGGTCGTGCTCCTGGGCCTTTTGGCTGGTGGTGACGTTGAAGAAATTCGGGATGCGGCTCTGCTCGATGATCGGCTGTCGGGCCAACTCGAAAATGGCTCGCAAACCCGGCTCCAACAGAATGGGCCAGTTTTGGGAAATTAGTTGTGCCATCTTGTCTTACCCCACAGTCGTGATCGAGAAGGCGACATAGGCCAGGACGTTGCCGTCGCTGTCCGTATCGCTGTCAATAAGAACCAGGGAGCCGTTGGTGGCGTCGCTGGCGTCGAGCGTGTTCGCGTCAACGACATCCAACGTGCGGGCACCCAGCGTAGCCGACAGCGTGGTGTCGTCGGCGCTGACCCGCCATACCTGATTTTTGGTTGCAAGGGCAACCTGGAGCAAACCCCCATCGGAGCCACTCGCCCGCGCTTCCTGGACGACGCCGGACACGGTGGCGACAGTATTCGTCACCTTGGTCAGCTTGCCCGAGGAGAACACAACGGCGTCGCCCTTGGCGAACGCCCCCGTGCCACTCATCGGCATGTCCATGATAGTCGGTCGGCTTCCGTCTAGGGAATAGGCGTATTCAAAGCCTTTCGTAGCCATTCCTTACCTCTTGTGCTTAGCATAATCGTCGGGACTGAGCCCGAGTCGCTGGGCAACGATAAGCTCGTCATCGTTCAGCGACGGACCCTGTGGGCCCCGCTTTGATGCGCCCTCCTCGGAGCCCAGGGGCGGCTTCGTTGGGCGTCTCGTCAACACGGGCACGGCGGTATCCAACCATTTGCGCAACTCAAGGGCGTTTAGTCCACCGGGGACGATAGCCTGTACCTCTTCGGGTAACGTTGCTACGACCGTACTGTTCACCTCGCTCAGTTCCTCAAGAAACTTAGTGAGCGAGCTTTCCTTCTCGGCGGCTGTGGATTGAAGCTGTTCGACCTGGGTGCCCAGTTCAGCCAGCTTCTTCTCGTACTCCGCCGTCATGGATAGCGTTTTCTCGTACTCACCCGCAATCTGGTTCTTGGCGACCCGCGTCCTCGCGTTTTCTCGCCGCAGCTTGCGGATAATGTCACTCGCCTCGGAGGTAGGGTCCCTGGATTCAAGCTCTTCGGCTGTCGCCAGAAGCTCCTCAACCTCAACATCATCATCGTTGACCTGGACTTCCTGAGTCTCTTTAGTCATCCTCGTCCTCTTGGGTGGTGGTCACAGCGTCGGCGGGTGCCCCGCAAAACTGGCAACCCTGGTCATCGACGCCCGGGGCCTTGACGACCCACTGAACGCCACAGACCCTGCATTTAGCTACAATGCTGTGACCGGACATAATAAAAGGCAGGTTAGATTTCTAACCTGCCTTTAATATTAGCGTTGGTTGTGCTTTACGTCAACTATTCTACCGGCTCGTCGATCTCGGCTGCGGGTTCGTCGTCATCCAGTTCCAACAGGGATTCCGCGTAGTCGGCATCAATCTGATAGTACAGGTCCCGGATGGACTCCGGCGATCCGGCGATCTCGTCCCAGGTCCATCCCAATGACAGCAGAGCGCCGTTGTAGTAGAGCTTTCTCAGGGCCGGGTCGCTGATGAGGCTCTCGACATTGGTCTTGAACTCCTGGGCCGACATCCCCGCCTCGGCTGCCGCAGCCTGACTTGCGATGATTTCCTGGGGGGTCCCCATGAAGCCGGTGTACGCCTTCAGGATGTCGTCGATAGGCAGACCGCCCTTGTAGACGGTGCCGGTGGCGATGGTGCTGATACGGCTACCCTGGATAACGGCGTAGTGAATGGCGTTGTCCAGCAGGACCTCGACCTCGAGGTCGAACTCATAAGCGGTCTCGCCCTGACGGGCAATGATCCCCTCACCGATGGGCACGATCTTCTTTTTGCCGCCCTCTTCCACCTGCTGGTAGGACATCTTGGAGCGGAACGTCACGATGACGTGGCACGGGGCCTGCGTTATCGCCGTCAGCAGTGACGCATATTCCTCGCCAGGGCGCTTCCAGGCTGCCCAGGAGTTGCCCTTCATGCGGACCTCTTCCTGACCAACTCGGTCAAGCGTGCCCCCCTCGCGAGAATAAAACGCTGAGAACGAGTCCAGCACGATGACGTCGTAGTCGTTCTGGTACTCCTTGATGATCGCCACCAACTCAACCATATCGTACGGCGGCTTCCAGTCAATCCGGTCAACGCCATCGGGCGGTTTCCCGCCGTACGCATCCGATGTCGCGTATTGCGAGCGGGCATTCTCGGTGTCGATGAACAAGACCTTCTTTTTGGCACCCAGGGAGTAGTCTCGCCACAGGGCCATTGCCATTCTCGTCGCCAGCGTCGTCTTGCCGCCCTTCGTACGTCCCCAAATGGCAACGTTTACCGGGCGGGCCTGGACATCAGCGGCGGATACAATCTTTCTTGTCATGATGTCTCCCGGGCCCTAGAAGGGGCTGCTGTCCTTCTCGGCGAGGGGCTTGACGACAACACGGAAGTCATCGCCATCATCCTCGCCCCGCTGCTTGCCGCCGATAAAGGCGAAATCATCGACGGTCATCTCGTAAGAGGCCCCCGGCTCACCGGTCTTGCGCTCGAAGGCGCGGGGATTGCCCTTCTCGTCGCTCTTCATCTTGCCCACGACAGCCAGCCAGTCGCCCTTCTTGACGTACTGGTTGACAGCCTCCGCCTTGGCTCCCCAGAATGTCAGGCGGAACCAAGTCGTGTGCTTGGGGTCGTCCTTACCGGCGTAGTCGTCGGTGGCGATGGATACGTTCGTGACAGCCATGCCGGATGGCAGATACTTCATCTCGGGATCGTGCCCGATTCGACCAACAACAGAAACAGTGTGCATTCGTTTTCTCCTTAAGTTTTTTGTACAACAAAACACAACCAACGTCGGCATTATATATCATGAGTACGCGACAGCAACACCCTCTCACCCGGTTCTTACATTAGCGCAGCATGATGGAGCGGTGACAGGTGGCTTCAGTCGCGTATAATGACAGTCATGAACGCACTGCAACTTAAAACAGACAAGAAGTTCCCCAACGTCGCCTCAGTCATAAATTCCGACACGTTCGGCAACGATTACGATGGGTTCGTGATACCCGGATACAGCATGGAGATCGTGTGGGTCGGGGCGGAGGACGACGGAATGGGGGTCATTGTATTCGGCGAGGGGATCGAGAAGCTGGTGTCGGCTGAGACGGCGATCCTCTGCGTCAACAGGTTCGACCTATGATTGAATACCAGCTACCGCTGTTGCCCGGAAACAACGGGCAAATGTTCGCAAACGGGCTCCGCGCACGCTTACACAAGAGCCACAGGGTTGACGACGCAGAGATTCCCGGTGACGTATTCTGCGTCTACTGGGCTCACTCCAAGCTGGACGCGCTTCTGGCCTTCAATCGCCTCACTGACGGAAGCGCAACGCCGCTGACATGCGGAATCCTGTTTGTCAACCCCCACACGGGGCAGGTGCACCTATTATGACAACCGGGGAAAACGCCTACCTAGTGATTGCTCTGATGTCCGTGGTCACGGCGCTTGTGGGCGGGAGGATGGTCATGAATAACATGAAGTCGCTTTGGGTTAGAATGACGCCGGAAAACGAGGAGTACGTGAGATTCGGATTCCTGCTCATGCTTCTTGCCGTCTGGATGGGCGCGTTGGCGAGCATGTTCCTATGGAGTTCGCTGTGAGGACGAGCGTGGCGATAGGGTTCCTGGCTGGCGCGGCTTTTTTTTACGCTGCCACCGCGATGAACCAAGCTGACAGTCGCGTGGTAGCCATCGCCGTCATTACCGGGTTCGTGCTGATATTACTGGGAATCATCGCTCACAACCGAGAGGGCGAGTCTGCCTAGCGCAGATACTCCCCCGTCTCCGGGTCATACTTCCAGAATATCAGGTGGCACTGACAGTTGGACATGCAGTCCCGGCTCCCTATGGGGACAAGGGTTCCTATGGGGACTATCCCCCTGGATGTTTCGTTGAGACACCCGTCGCAGTGCTCGGCGACACCCAGAATGTTCTGCTCGTGAGAGTAGGAAAGCAGGGAAGCGCGTACGCGCTGAGACTCCGCCAGGATGGTGCGTATCGCGAATCCGTACATCGCCGCCCGGCGAATCAAGTTGCCGTCGTGAGGGACGATCCCCGCCCTCAGCCCGTCGAATAGCCGATTCAGATACCCAAGCTCGCGACCAACGTACTGATCGTGCAGTGTCTTGAGGTATCCCAAGGTTACCCAACTTATCCCAAATATAGCCAGCATTACAGCAGCGTGCGACTCGGTGATAGACTCCTCCATCAGCCGCTGAAACTCATCCACATCCAGTTCGCCGCGAATGTACTGCTCTGCCAGCCTTCGGTGGTAGGCGGCTTGCTGGCGGACCCCGTAATCAAGCTGGCTGGTAAGCCAGTCCTGATCCATTGTCTCGTCTATCGATGCGTATGTCGATGAGTAGGATAGGAACAGCACGAATGCGCCCGCCAGGAACAGGCGGAGCAGGGTGGAGCGGCGCTCCTCATCCTCGACGCCCTGCTGATCCATGAGACGGTTGAATCCATCGGCATCCCGAGGAACCAGGGACGGGTCATCGACCGGAAGCGCCCACTCTAGGTAGGCGAGGCGCTTACTCGACGACTGGCTTAGTATCGTCGGCATTGGCGGTGGGGTTCACATTCTGGTTGACGGGCAATTGGGCCATCAACGCCTGGACCCTCATTGGGTCCATCGTCATGTCAATCTTGGCTAACATCTTGGCTTCCCTGTCGGTGAAACCGGCAACCAGGGCAGCCTGCTCGATGCTCGCCCCGGACATAACCATGATCTGCATAATCTCCGCCTTTTCCTTCAGCTTCTCCGTCGTCTTGCGGGTGTCGAAGTCCTCCCAGACCGCCTTGAGGGCACCGGGTTTGACGGACATCGAGGAGAAGGCGTTGGCTGTGCTGATGGCCTGATTCATGGCCTTCACCCACGATGCCCCGAACTCGACACTCGACACGCGGCACTTGACCAACATTCGGTCCTCGTGCTTCTCGTGGGTCCCCTCAGAAGCCATCTGCCCAGACTGCTGGAAGTAAGACAGCGGGGTGTCGGTTACCTGACCGATTCTCTGGACGAACGAGTCAACCACCTCGATCAGGGGGCGCATGGGCTCGCCGGGTATCGCCGAGACGTTCACCTCGCTCGCGTGCTTCAGGGAGTTGATGAACATGCCCGGGCTGACCTGAACCCCATCCGCGTCGTCGCCGACCATCACCATGATTCGGAACCCGCTTGCGTCGGCGGCAGCCAGGAGATCGACCACCGCCTTGTTGAGTGCATTCTGCATGGGGATACCCGGCTCCATCTCTGATACGCCGTACCTCATGCCGCGTGAACGATTCGTGAAGTGGATCAGTGGGATGCCTATTGGCTCGCCGGTCTTTTCGTTCACCCAGGGCAGGACCGCCTCGTACCCGTCGCCGGTGTAGGGCAGCCATCCCCACTCGCCGCTATTGTCTGAGGCGTAGTACCGTTCTATGCGCTCCGGGTAGTAGATGTTCATCCGGCGCATCTTCCCCGCCATTGGACCAAACTCAATCCACCACCTCTTTGTTGCTGCGATGGGGGCCAGTTGCTCATCCGAGTAGTGGACAGTCACGCCGCCTCGACCGTCATAGGCGATGTGGGGCACGAAGATTGGCCTCTCCTCGATGGGGTCCCAGTCAACCATGAGGTACGAGTCACCGTCCCTGATTGCGCTGACATGAACGGCGTGCTGGTGGGAATCCATGTTGCCCATAGTCCACCATTCGTTGATCAGCTTCTCGTTGTCCCCGTCGAACTCCTTGACCAGCAGTCGGTTGGCGAGCCCATCGACTACAATGGGGATGTAGTTCGCGCTGAACTCCTGCTCGGAGCCAACCTGCAAATACTTACGCTGCCGGGCTGTCAACTGAACGTCATGCTCGCCGTCATAGTATTCGCGGTACATCCGATACTTTGCGGTTCGCTCTTGCGCTTCCTGGGCCAGCCACTTCAAGAAATCATTCGCCATCTTCGGCCTCTTTATCCATAGGTATTTCCCCCTCTAATAATAGTCTCAACGGCTGCCAACCGCAACTGGGCGTCAAGCGTAACTGACGCCGCGAGCCTTGCCGTAGTATGCGTCCCCATCTACCTGCATACATATGTATCGTAGGCAGTCCATGCCGTGGTCGTCAGTCCGCACGGGTATCTCGTCTCGCGCCGTGGCTTCCCTGCCCACGTCCATCTCTCGCCAGACGTACCCGGCGAATTCCTCTGTAGTCCTGACGGGCCGGAAGTCAACGGCTAGGTCCTCGTCCTCCTCGACCAGGGCATCCCTGAAGAAGAACATCCGGGGCCTCCCGTCAGCTTGAATTCGGAGCCGGTTCTGGACAAGCTCTATTCCCTCCTTGATGCCCTTCCTGGCTGCCACCGTTGGGATGCCCGCCTTATTGAGGATAGCCCGGTCCTCGGCGTCGTGGTCGCAGATCATCGGCCTCTCGTAAATCTCCCCGCCCGACAACTGGATAATTCCGGGTTTACCATTGACCCCCCTAATGTGGTCAGCAGTGATGCGCTTCGTCATGTACATCTCTCGATACATGTATAGGCGACCGTCCTCGTCCTCTGCCCACCACTGGACAACAGACGGGTGGGTGTACCCGAAGTCCATAACGCGATGCCGCTTCCACTCCTTCGGTATGGGGAAATCGTTGATGACGTGAACCTGATCATCAAAGTCCTCGTATACCTGACCCTCGGCACCGGCCCACAAGCCCAGATAGCCGCGCTTGTAGCGTAGCCCGGTCAGCGACTGTAGACGCTCGATGGTACGCCTGCCCTGCGGAGTCCAGTCGTTCAGTTCGTGGTCGTACAGGGTGGGGTTGTCCTTATGGGCGGCAAACAGTAGGTTGGCGGGCTTCCGGTGGAGAATCCAGTGAGACGGCGGGCCAGGGTTGCAGTCAACCATGACCTGCGAGTACGGAGCGTTACCGGCGCGACCCGTCGCCCGAGAAGTCAGTTGCTCGTAGGCGTGAAGGGCGATCTCCTCACCCTGGGGGATAAAGATAAAGTCGTACTCTGAGGACAGCACCTTTTCTGGGTTATCCAGCCCGCCCAGGAATATCTGGCTTTGGTTGGGGTACATGACCCACTCCGGGCGACCGCCACCAAAGACGTCCACCGGGCACATCTCGTGCCCTGGCGGATAGGGTAGCACCTTTTTGGCGTAGCTCTGCCAAGCCGACGTCAGCAGGGAAGAGTACGACTGGCGCACCATTAGTATCTGTGAACCGGGGTACTTGATGGCAAGATTGTGGAGCTTGTGTAGGAACCCGTAGGTCTTGCCGCACTCATAGGGACCACTGACGATCACTTCCGGCCCCCGATAGTGCCACATCTCCCTGATGGCCCCGTAGAGCTTAAGCGTCGGCTTGGTGCCGGTGCCCAAATCGACGACGTATTCTACGTTATCCTTTATTCCCATAGCGAGGCGGTCTGGAGACATGGAGAGGGGCGACCCAATGAGTCGCCCCTCCAGGGGAAGGAGAGATTAGACACGATCATTATATTCCAGAACTCACAGCGCGTCAAAATCCTCTGGCCTCACAACGCTGATCTCCACCTTCCTTACCTCCCGAATGTCGATCTGCTGCCGGAATAGCTGCATGATAGCGGCTTGGTGCTGAAGGAACTTGTGCAGTCCCACGCGCCCCTTGTCCCTGGCAGAGAATATAACCTTGTCCTCTACTGGGTCCCCGGTTGGCCTAACCTGCATGTCCTCGAGCGAGTTCTCGATACCCATCTGAATCAAGCCAAGCTGATATAGCAGGTAGTCGTTCATCTGCTGCTTGCTGAGGACATCGTTGCCGCCGCTTATCATCTGGTTAATTCGCGCCAGCAGCTTTGACAGCGACATGCCAAGCTGGTCAGCCATAACCGGGTAGGGTACACCGGCTCGAGCCAACTCGACGATCTGAATGTTGAGCGCCGCGTCATCGCCTATCTTGTCTAGTTCCCCCTGGTCCACCTTAGCCGGTGGCCCCATGTTGCCCTGAACCAGTTCCACGAATGAGTTTTCTGCCATGCCCCTATTCTATGAGAGCGCCGTTAGTAGGTCAACCGGATAGGCATTCGATCTGTATAATAGGTGTAGTTGAATTCTGTTTAGCAAAGGAGATTTTAGTATGAACGGTAAGCAAAGTATCGATGATATTGTGGACATGGGGCCTGCGCTGGTTTTGGCTGCGATAGAGTTCTTCCGGCGTCAGCCCGGCCCCCTGGCGGGCATTTGCCTAGCGGACCTGACCGAGTACTCCCGGCTTCAGTTCGCTCGCGGCGTCGATGGTTGGGATTGGGCAGGGGGTATCTGATGGACTACCTGCGGGCCTACAAAGTGCTCTCGGTGACGGGCGTTATCGAGACGAGCGAAGAGGGCAGCATGAGGGTCGTCAACATGATCGCCCCGTTCCCAATCGACACGCCCGAAGAGGCGGCAGTGGAGCATCTGCTGTACGAGCTTGCCAGCGAGCACCCCCGCGAGGCGGTGGGCTGGGGCGGGGCAAGCCTGTCAGTCAAGGACATCACCAAGCCCGTCGCCCTGTCCCTGATGGAAGTCCTGGCGCGAGATTCGCTCGCCCAGGAAGAGGAGATGGGGCACGAGCACCCCGCCGCAATCATGGCGGGTAGCGTACTGATGCACTGGGGCTTCGAGAGTGGCGTAATCACCCGGAGCGACATTGACGACCTGTACAAGGGCGGAATGATTCAGGTGGGGGACGAAGAAGAATGAATGACGGGCCGTCTAACCGAATTGCCATGCTTTTCTTGGTTGTATGGGCGGTGGTGGTAGTCTTGCTGCTAATCGTTCAAATTATAAGGATGGTGACTGTATGACACCGGAACAGTTCAAGGAACGCTGGGACTCAAGCGATGACGGCGGCGGCATCACGATGAATGAGATTGCCGATTGCGCGAAGGAGTGGGGGCTGTTTCGGAGACCACGCACGATGTCACCAGTCGTGGTGCTGCTGGCGGTGCTTGCCAGGGCGGGCTGCGATGTAACCGGATACGAAGTTGAGGACGACCGATGACCAAGTGCCAATTCTGCCAAAAAAAGACAAATGCCGACAAGGGGGCAAAGCGCGACGCGGTATGGGCAATGCAATTTATTGCGGAAGATGTGCCAACGTTCAGTAAACTGGGGTGGCACTATCGCGGCTTCAAGGCGTACCCGGTCTGCGAAGAACATTATCGCCAGCTTGAGGGGCACACGTTCAGCGAAATCCAGGAGACGGTAAATGGAACTGCCGCCGCCGCCGCCAAGGTGGACTGATATACTTGTGCAACTGTTCGGGGTCGCAATCTTTGCGGCCCTTGTCGCCCTGATGATATATGGGCTGATGGGGTAACAGCATGGGCGACGGCAGATACACAGACTATCAATTAAAGTAAGTATGAGGACACAATCATGACCCAATACACCCCTCCCCCCTATCTATGGCTACAGTGGTACGACGCCGATGAGCCCGGTCAGCCCGCGCACCCCGAAGATCAAACATGGGCACAAGACCAAATCAACGACTCCGACCCGTGCTATGTTTTGGTCGGTGACGAGTCCGGCGCGGCAATCAACCGGCTTGAACGGCGCATCAGATTGCTTGAGCGCCAAATACGCGGGCTGGGTGTCAGACCGACAACAGCAGATGGCGGCGAGTGGCTATAAGCACGTGACGGGCACGCCCCGCCCCTAGTTACTTAACGGCTTCCGGCCCCGAAGGAGATATGATGAGCGATAACAAACCGTGCCCATTTTGCGGGCATGAGGGTGTCGAATGGGAAGTACCAAACACAGAAGATTGCATGATTGAGTGCAGCAACCCAGAATGTTGCACTCAAATGATTATCTGCGAATCCGCAGAGAAAGCGTGGGAGCTATGGAACACGCGTGCCACAATGAACGGATGGATTGACGTAAATGACAGGATGCCGCCCGCAGGTGATGATGTGCTGGTAACAGTTGAGTGGTCGAGCGGCGATCATAATCTGGTAGCCGAACCCGTCTATGTTATCGAGGCGTGCTATCACCTGCAATACACAGACATCGGCCCCGCATTTCCGGCAAGCCATGCGGGATGGTACGATGCCCATGACCAGCCAATCGAAGACGGGTATGAAACGGTGACGGCCTGGCAGCCGAAGCCCCAACCGTATCGGCGGGGGCAGACGCCCCGCCCTATGGAGATGAGATGACGATCAAAAAAGAAATCAGACGAGTAACGCAACGCACCAGCATTTTGATGCAGTCTACTACGTCTGGCGAGGTGGACGTGTTTACCTTAACCGACATGGGCGAATTTGATATTGTCGGAAATTTTCAGACTTGCCCAGATTGGCAATCAGCCGTGAGCTTGGCTGATAAATTGGCGCTTGCTGTTCAAGCAAACGGTAGAAGGGATCAATGATGAACGGCATACATGACGAGAACCATCTGAGAATTGTGACTAACGGGTTGACCATGAACGGCGCAAAGGTGCTAATCAACGGCACCCCGGTTCATCGGTTGACAGAGATGCAGATTATTATGGGCGTTGACCTCGTGACCAGTGTTACCATGTCATTTCTGGTCGAAACGGTTGAGGCTGATATTGACGTTCACCTCATGATGATAGAGACAAAAGACGCCTAAACCAGAGTGGCAATAACGTAAATTAGTGTAAGTATTGCGGCGCGGATGCCCCCGCCCTATGGAGACGACCTAACCAAGAGGAGACATGACAAACAAAGGCAAGAACGCCCACATCGACAGCGGTAACGTGGAGTGGGGCACCCCAATGGAGATCGTCAGCCCCATAATCGAGTGGTACCTAAGACGACCGTTCCTGGACCCGTTCTCGAGCGCCACCGCCAACGAGGACATCGGTGCCGATTGGTACTACAGCATCGACGACGACGGCTTCGCTCAGCCCTGGTGCCAGCCCAACGGCAATCCGGCAAATCTCTGGATAAACCACCCCTTCGGAACTTCCCTCAACCGGATGTTCGTAAACAAGCTGGAACTGGAGATAAGCCTGGGCCACGTCAACCGCTTCGCTGGCATCTGCTATGACGCCTGGGGAACGGAGTGGTTCAGCAAGCTGGCGGGACTGGTGGACTGCATGTGGCATCCCGGGCCCGGCTCCCCGGGGTGTACGAAGAACGGGCGCGTGGCCTACAAGAACCTCGCCACGGGCAAGGTGCAGACCAGCCCCCAAAAGAGCAGCGTGGTGTACTTCGGCTCGGCTTCCGGCGCTTACACCCTAAGTGCCGCTCGACTCGCCGTTGGCGATCTGGGCGGATACCTGTTCGGCAAACCGGAATGAGGTTAAAATGACCAACACAACCCTACTCTTAGTGAGGTGCGTTGCCTTCCGGCTGGACTTCCTCAATAAAGTCACTACCATCGTGCGGGCCAAGGGGCTGGAGGTTGACGGGAAGCTGCTGGAAGAGATTGAAGAATTGACGTCTTTGATTATGGCTCTGGCGGCGATAGCCCCAGGCCCCAATGAGGAGTGAAATGCTGAAAAGAATTACTTTCCTGTTCGCCGCTTTGCTGCTGGCCCTGCTGATCGCCTCTGAGTCGGCTAAGGCTGCCCCCGTGCCCCAGCCCTTCCGGGCAACCTGCTTTTCGTTCGTCTACCCCTGGGGCGGTGGAGTTTGGGGGTACGGAACGGCTCTCTTGTACCCGGATAGCTCCCATCCGTCCAACTACACCGGAACCTGCATTGTCAACCTGGGCGCGGTGAGACCCGGCGTGTCCTGCACGACTTCCATTGCCGCGAATCAGGCCCCTCCGGGGTTCTGGACCCCCAGCGCCCCGGGCTCTGCCCTGCTTCACTGGGATAACGGAACCACCACCGGCGCAGCCGGGTCCTGCTTGGTCAACTAGCCCCGCAACCCAGTCCCGCACCAGAGCCACCCCAGCGCGAGTTAGGGTGGCTCTTTTTGTACCACCCTGGGGCCTTGTCGATACGTAATATTATCGCTACAATAGCGACGTAGTTTCTTGACGCACCAGAATCCACCATCCCCAGAGCCGACAAAGCCGCCCTCTCCTCTCCCCCTCTTCTTGTACTCAAAAACCGGGGGACGCTGAGGGCTCCCCGAAAATTCGTCCCGATGCGTATTATTAGAAAATCTTCCAAGCCCCAGGATGCAAACCGACCGACGCAGGAATGCTGACCGGGGGCGCTTTACATAGGGTTTAAGGACCCCACTTTGCCTAGCGGCGCTTACCGCCCGCCCCATTAGCCAGAGATTAGTAAGCGCTATAATATTGTGTGTTTGGTGTATAATTTCCGTGTTGGAGAATCTTGTAAAGGAGAAAGCATGGATACTGGAGACAACAAGGTCGGCGAGACAAGGTTAATCTACTGGGAGTGGAAGCTGGTTGGTCCTGCTGGCGACAACCAGGGGTACGCCAGGGTCAGGGTTTGGCAAGCTGAGTTGGCAACCGACTGGGGGACAACCAGACAGGCTCATGTTATTCAGCTTTACACCACCTTCCCGAGCGCGATGGACACGGAGTTCGATGTAGAAACCCATCTTAGTTATGGGGAGAGGCGTGTGTCCGAGGTCATCCGCGAGGGCCAGTCGAGGTTTGATGATTACGCGGAGAGAATGGACGAGTACCAAAGGAGTTTGCAAGCGTGAACAGTGAAATGCCGTTCTATTCAGAAGATTTTAATATCGGGATGGTCGGGAAGGACAAGGTTACCGCCTACTGCCGGGCGTGGTGGATCACCGTGCCGGGCGCACTTCGGGCGGTGTGGGTTCGGATGTGGGCGGAGACAGGTGCGCTGGAGGAAGAGCTATTCGTCAAGAGCGTGTTCGAGGAGAGGGGGCGATACGCCGACTCAACCTGGAATGGCAGGACGGTCGGCACAGATATTCGCCACGTCATCAGCCTCTTCGACGACTACATGGATGAGACCAAGGAAGCCCTTGGTGTGGGCTTGGTATGCGGGGGCCGGTTTCTTTATCGGTTCGAGGCATTCGACCAAAGATGAAGAGGCGGGTCGTCAAGCTGAACCGGAAGTGGAGGGATCGGGGCTGGGGCCTTAGAAAGCAACCGACGCAGCAAGAAGAGGACAGGGAGCCCAGCCCGTATGTTCGGACATTCATGATAGGCGAACTCGTAAACCCGGTCAGGAAGTTCTGCCCTCTCTGCGAGGAGATGAAGATAAGGCACCAGTTCACGATGTCTGACGGCGACGAATTGGCTGACATCTGTCTGGACTGCTGGAGAACACAAAATGAAACAGAATCTTTCCGCTAGTAGTGTTACCGATAGCTATGTCGCCTGTGGAACAAGCCTGGGCGTGGCGTTCGTCTACCTGTTCCTGACCTTTGTCGGCATCATGGTCTACATGCCCTTCTATACCAGATTTGCGGATAACTCCCTGGCGAATTTCCTGGGTATTGTCGTAGCCGCAGTCGCCGTGGGGATGGTCCACCAGTCCACCCGCTTCATCGCGCTGCTCCTTCTGTCCCTGACAGTGGGGTTGCAAAAGGGGAGTACCAAATGAAAATCAGCGGCCCGGTAGAGGGGAGAGATGATTGAATTCAAGCCTGTGTTCGACACGAATAAGCTGGGACTCAAGGGAACCAACGCGAACGATACGGCGGAGAAGGTTATGCACCTCGCCCACCAGTTGGTCGTTCTGGTCGAGGGCTCTAGGGGCGAGGATCAGCAGACTCTGCTCGAGGCGTTTGGCATCCAGTTTGACGCCACAATAGCCGCACTCAATGAGATTGACAGTCAGTTTATCGGGCCGGGTGGAGTCAGCGACATCAGGGAAGGACTGATCGCCGCACTGCTCCACTACTCGATCCCGTTCTAGGGGTTGTATGAATCGATTACTCAAAGCCTACGGTTGGTCACCGCCCAAAGCCGATCCCGAGCGGATCATACCGATTTTCAGGGAGACTAGGCTCGATGGCGTGGAGATTGAGGTTTTCTCTGAGTCCCGCTTGGCGCTGGTCTCGTTCTCCAGGATAACCACCGAGCATTTCATAGAGAAGGTTCCCCCCTGGGGGGACATCACGCGGAGATATGATCTCGTCGTCGAGAGGACGTACGTGACCCGGATGGAGAAGGCCCTGGACCTGATAAAGTCGGGCGACAGCCGGGTGAGGTCATGGACAATCAGGACCTGACTCGCCTCATGTGAATGTTTTGTTTTTTTGCGGGAACCGCCCTCGCGATTCGCTTTTTGTCGGCACGTGTGTGGGATACGCTGGGGCCGCCCCGGCGGGGTGCGGTTCCGCAGGTCTATGCGAAACGGGCAATCGATTCTTTAAGGTTGACTATGCGAAGGGCCTCGGATTCTTTAAGGTTCACTATGCGAACAGGCTGAGCCAATTCTTTAACATTACTATGCGAATGGGTGTGAGCACGTTATGTCAACCTTAAATAATCGCGCGCGTAGGTTGACATAAGCATGGGCGGCGGCTGCTCCCCTTAGCTCCGCCTAAATCCCGGATTATAGATAGCTAATCCACAATTTAGGCAAGCCTAAAGTTCTAGGCAAAAAAAATGCCCGGCATGGTGACGCGTGCCGGGCAAATGACGCTATGCAAATCAGAGCCTGCTAGTCACGCATAAC